CCATATCTATTTTCCTTTGTATCAAGAATTTTTATCAAATCACTAACTGTTACTACTTTCATTTTTCTCAATTCTCTCCTTTCTATTGTTTTCCACAATCTCAAAATATATATCAATGTCACTTAATACCGACTTTAAATCGTAAGAACTATATCCGATAGAATAATCCTTTTTACCAACCAGCCTGTACTTCAATTCATAATAAGGCTTATCGTCTAGCATTCGTGCGATTATTTCCAAGCTATCGACCTTAGCTTTATTCATATTTGCTGTTATGCCATCACATCTGCAACAAGGCTCATTATCTCTTGAATTGCTGTTGTTCTGGCAGTTACAAGAAATCTTTTCCTCGCTATCATCAAATGCCTTTAAAAACATTTCAGCAATTTCTTTCTCGTATCTACCACACATACCTTTACAATCAATATCCGCAATAACCCTTGAAAAGAAATCTTTGAATTTGTCAACAATATAATCTCTTGTGAAATCTTTAGGTATATCAATTACTACTTTCATCTTCTTCGCCTCTCAATTCTTTCAGTTTTGCTTCTGCTTCTGATTTTGTGAGGAATACGGTTTTACCGAATTTCAATATGTCAAAGTAACTAAAAATTGACTTTGTTACCTTGTGCTTACGGACTGTTCGACAATATGTTTTTCCTTTTACTACTACTTTTTCTTGAACATCATCCCACCAAGTAATGTTGTAAACTTCTGTTCCGAATTTACAAGGCAATTTAACAAGTCTGCCCTGTTCCTCTAACTGCTGATACTCTTTGGATTTTTCAAGCCACTCAGCTAACTGCTCATGGTCTTTTGCGACTTTAATGCAAGCTTTATACATAGGATTATCACTCTCAAAAAAGCTCGCACGATATTTATATTCTTCTGCTTTTTCTTTCGCACGTTTTATAAAATCATCAATATTCATTACTGCTCCTTTCTGTGAACATGTATTTCTAACTAATCATTGCTCCATTCACCATTTAGCAATTTATTCATTTTTACTTTGTTTATGTCCTGGTTGTTAAGGGTGATAGATGAAATGCCTTTAAATTTCTCAATTAATTCTTCTCTTGGCATATCCCAATTGAACACTCTTAAATATGTCATTACATCTTCTTTTTTCACATATTCTCCACTTGTAAAATCATCATATTTCATCTTGCTTTCTCCAATCTTCTCAATGAAATGCTGCTTTAATTTGCTATGCTCCTTTCTGCCTTTAATCGTCCTTTTCTTCAAAATCATCGCAACTATCATCATACATAGTCGGTATTCCATAACAGTCACTATCTTCATTGCCACAACAAAACTCTGAATAACCGCTATTCTGTGGCTTTGAAAAATCTCTTTTGTTGTACTTACATTCTCCACAAATTTCTCTTGACATATAATCTCCTTTCTAAAACGGACATTCACTAGGATTTTTCAAATCCCAACTTTTCCCTGCAACCGCAACATCTACATTCGCCCCATAAGCGACTTTTTTCATCTTCTCGATGAAACTATCGCTATCCGCATTTTCACTTGATAGATGGCACATTATGACGTTTTGCAAGCTATCTGAATAATTTGCCTTAACAAAATCACAAGCTGTGTCAATGGATAAGTGACCTCTGAAAACGTGTCTTGTCTTTGGGTCGTTATCCTTATCAACCAAATCCTTGTCATAATTCACACCTAAGAGAATGTGATTTATGTCTTTAAACTTCCACTTGATTAGTTCACAATCGGTTATGTAAAGCATTCTGCCCATTTCCGGGTGCATAATCAGAAAGCCGAATATCGGGCAAGGTGTTCCGTCTGCATTAGTATGTGTCCAATTTCCGTCTATTGTCGTTAAATCAAAGGGTTTCACTGTAAATCCGCCCATATTCATTGATTTACGGCTATCGCCTAAATATGGGGCAAGTATCGGTATTCCCATTGGTTTAAAATCGTTTAATGACCTTGAATGGTCGTCAATAATGCTCGTGTGAAATAAGACAACCTACTATATTTTTTACGTTCCAATCACACATCTTTTTTATGTCTTTAATCCCCATTCCCGCATCAAGAATAAGTGTTTCGTTTTGCGACATAAGAGCGTAAGAATTTCCTTTGCTTCCGGTTCCGCAACATTTCAATTTGAGCATTACATCACCTCGCTTTCATCTGCAAGTTTCCAAATATATCCGCCCTCTGTCTTTTTAAAACTCTTTACTCTTCCGTAATTGGAAATCTGATATTGCCCCTCAAAGCCTTTTATCCACTTCCACTCTTCATCCATACTCACACCTCGATTTCATCATCCTGTGGGAACTGAAAAATAATATTTCTATGGTAAATTCCATGCGTAAATTCTATGGCTTCATTTATCCATGCTTCTCTAAGCATTTCCATAGCCTTAATTGCCTTTGCTTCGGTGGAATATTCAGCAATTTGCATGTCATCACTAAGCGACTCAACGCCTGTTAAGTTTTTATTCAGAAAATAAATTCTTGACTTGAATCTCTGAATAATCACCTCTTCATATGGCATATCCATTGTTCCATCCTGTGAAATTACTCTCATACTCAATCTCCTTATCTAAAAAATAAAAACCAGACCAAAGCTACAAAGCTATCAATTAACGCAAGACAAAAGCTGATAAGCAACAATACAAGTCCAAATGTTAATTTTGGGAGTTTACCACCTAATGCAATAAGCGCCTTTTCCGAAAGTGTTAAATTTGCCCTTACAAAAAATCCGATTATCAAAAAGACAACCCACAATAAAATCATTAGTTTAACAAAAATCATATTTCCTCCTTATTCTGCCTGCATGAATGGCGGTAGCTCCTCTGACTGCTTGTCGGCTGTGTCGGTCGGCTCTACATCAATTATGTTGTCCTCGTCAAAATCTACTGTGTTTGCGTTTTCTTTGATTTCATCAGCAACAACCTTTTCTGTATCAAGTTTTACATCTGATACATTTTGAAATTCCTCTTGTGCATATAAGCCTTGAAATCTATCTGGAAATGCTTCTCTTAAAGCCTGTACAACAGCTACTTTTCTAATCATTGTGGCTGGCTTTTTCGCCCATTGGCTATTAAGCGAACCATCTTTTTTTCTTCCTGCATACTCATCAAAACCTACCGACTGATACTCGTCCTCTTTTCCGTCAATAAAGATTTTCGCCCAGCCACCTACGATAGTTTCGTTAGGTAAAACCATTGTTCCCTCTCGCTCTTCAACAGCTCCGTCCTTTTTAATTACAATAATTCCTGCTTTCTTTCCCTTATATCGTGGGTCTGCATTGGCTCTCTTTGTAAAAACGTCTTTTCCAGTAACTATTGTGGCTGGGTCGTTGCTTCCATACTTAATAAGGTATGCTTCTCTCAAAAACGGATTTAAGTGCTGGTATCTGCATAATGACATAAACATCATTACTTCTCCGTCAGATACATTGCCGCCGCCGCTTACAAGATATCTTTTTATCATTGTTGGAGAAATTTTTACCATTTCCCCATTTGATTCATACTCAACTATCTGTGTATTCTCCGCCATAATTATTCCTCACTTTCTTCAAAATGTTCTTTTATATCCAATCCGTCATCATCGTGCCACTCGCACCATTCCTGTTCTTCTTCATCAAAATATTCAAGTCCAGAAGCATTACAGTAATCTGGCTTTATGTTGTTTTCATACTGAAATAAATCATAATTCCATAATGTATTAAGGATTTTCCAAGCCTGTTCAATGCTTTCAACTTCGACATAAAAGTTTTTAACCGCTCCTACTTGGCAATTATGCCAAACTCTTAATTTCGTCATATTATCCCTCCACAATCTCTAATTTCTCGCTATCATTAACAATTAGCATAATCAACTGACTATCTACCATTTCGGCAATCCTTTTCTGATTTGCTTTATCTAAGTTTTCCGTGTTATCAAGAATGACTGGCACCGATATGTTGCTAATCTTCTGAATAGAATTGCAAATATCAACTCTGCCTAAAATCCTGTTACCCTTGTTAGACATAGTTGTTAAAATGCTTTTTCCGTCAACAGTAGGTATGCAACAACTCTTGTAATTGCCATTCTTAGCATATTCAAATAACTGCCACTTAACTAACCCAAAGTGGCTGTTTACCGCTTCTGTCAAGGCTTCATTCTTTGCCTTATCCAGTTCGTCAAGTAAATCAAGGATTTTCTCAGCATTAGCCTTATTCTGTTCAGAATCAATCCTTGTCTGCTTTAATTCTTCAAGTCGCTGTTCGTCTGCTGCTGTATCAGACTTTGCAATCTTGCTTTCACATTCTGCTAACTGCTGCCTTAAAGCTGTTTCCTGTGACTTTAATTCTGCCTTAACCGCCGAAATATCATTAGCCTTGTGCATAGCTTCTTCTTTTTCGGCAATCTTCTGTTCAAGTGCCTTGTATTCTTCTGTAGCTGATACATCAATTTCCTGTGGAAGTTCTGCTAACTGCTTTTCAAGGTCTGCTAAATCCACTAAATGTTTTTCTAACTTCTGCTTTCTGTCAGCCAATTCCTGTTCAGCTCCAACTAACAATCCTTTGATTTCATCAAGCATTTTCTTAGCTGTGTTGCCTTTATCAGTAATTCTGTTAAGTTCTGCTTCTTTGTGTGCCTTGAAATCTGCCCTTAATTCCTCTTTTTTATCCTCCGGGTATCCCTGTTTGCAATAAGGGCAAATAAGGTTATTCTCGTCAAATACACGCTCTTTTCCGGCTTTCCATTCGGTTCTGCTATCATCAAGTGTTTTCTGATATTCAGCTATTTTATCTTTATCAAGACTAACAATAATTTCTGCACTACTTACTGACTGCTTACTATCTATAATCACATAATTAAGGTTGCTAATCTGTGATTCAAGATTTCTTCTTGCCTTAACATTGTCCTCATTAGCCTTGCGTGACATATCGTTAAGTTCAAACTTCAAATTGAGAATATCCGAACTACCCTTGTCATATTCAGCCATCAGCTTTTCATTGTCTGTCTGCTTTGCCACGCAATCAGCAATCTGTACTTTAAGGCTGTTCTTCTGTAATTCAAGGTCAGATACTTCAATAGCCTGTTTAAGCTGAATGTCACGCTCTTTCTCTTCAATCTGCCCTTTCAGCTTTTCGGCATTGTTATCAACATCTTTTTTAATTTTATTTTTCATAGCACGTATTTCTTCGTATGTGTATTTTTCAAGAAGTGGTACTAATTCGGCAAGTTTGCTTTTAGACTTTGCCATATCAAGGTCGGTTGTTTTCTTTACTAAACTGAAAAGATATTCTCTCATTTCCTTTGGCTTCTGCGTAAGAAATACATTGATATTGCTACACATTTTGAAAATATTCATATTAACATCAAGATATTCATTGAATGCCTTTAATGTCTTTGGCGCGCTATTGATGTAATATGAGTTAGTATCGCTTACAGTTGTCACAACAACGCCGTCCTTTACAGTTTCCCCATAAGTACGTTTCTGCACTTTCTTCATAGTTATTTCTTTTCCGTCAACATCAAGCGTAAGTTCAACGCTTGTGTCCATATCATCAACTGATTTTCCGTCAACCTCTCGTCTAACAACCGGATTATCCTTTAATTCATAATCGCAGTTAAACAAGCACCATAAGTAAGCTGTGGCAATAGTTGATTTGCCCTTGCCATTTTTAGCCATAATCTTTGTAATGGCATAAAAATCAAATTCAGCGTGTGCGTAGCACATAAAGTTTTCAAGTACTATCCTTTTTAAAGTTGCTCTCATAAACAATATCCTTTCCTTATTTATATATTCATAACAAATACGCCATCTTCAACTTGGAAGTTATCAATTTCCCTATCCGCATAGACTGAATACTTAGCTTCCTCAAACGAACCATTAAATACTGTTCCGTATTGCGGTGTCCATATCTGGCATACCACATCTTCATCAATAGCCATACTTGCTAAATCTCTAACTGTAATATCACTATGCATTAGCTTCGCCCTCCTCTGCGTAATTAATCTTGCTTACTGATACTTCATAAGCAATTCTTGTCTCAATCTCGTTGTCACTTATCTTCTTAGCGTACTCTCTGCTCTGAAATCTTCCCTGGATCTGGATGTGTTCTCCAACTTCAAGCTCACCTGCAAATCTCGCATTTCTTCCCCATGCTATACATGGTATGTAATCTGATTTGCCATATGGTCTGTTTACTGCTACTAAGATATCTGCAATCTCTCTGCCCTTTGGAGTACATCTGTATATAGGTGGTTTGCAGATATGAGCGTCAAGTATAACTGTATTAATATTTTCCTCGAATGGTAGTTCTGTTGCGTCCTGTGCCAGTATTTCAAGTTCTCTTGCAAATACAGATAAAATCAGCTTGCGTTTCACATCATCAATGTGTCTGTTAAAACTTCTTATCTGCCCTGAAACTGTGACAACCTGTCCTACTTTGATTTCTCTGACATCAGCAAGTCTGTCCGATATCATTACTGGTAATGTGTCTTTGTTGCCACTTGTTCTTGAACACTTGAGCATGAACACATAAAACCCCTCGCCAAGTACTTCATGTGAATATTCTGGCTCTCTCTCAACTACTCCTGCTAATGTGATATTGTTGTTATTAATTTCATTTTCCATTTCTTTCTCTCCTTACTTTAATATGTAACTTCCTATCGGTACTTTATCCATTCTTTCAATCAGATGGATTTTGCAGCTGAAAGTATAGAATTTTCTAAAATCCTTTTCCTTTATAGCCCTTTGTCTGTTTCTGTTCAGCTTAATAATTCTTTTTATGCTACTACTCATTGGCATTCTCCTTACATCTGTAATACATCGTTGTAATAAATCCTCTTGTTGTGAGGCAGTCATAATTCTTCCATGCTGATAAATCATGGTCAGCCGATTTAATGGCTGTTCTGATTGACCTTTCAATAGATGCTGGCGACCTATTTGTTGCCTTAGCAATACTGTTATAAATATTTTCCATTGATGTAAAATTTCCAAAGCGTTTAACAGCTTCAATTATGTAGATGTAACCTCTTTTATTAGAGAGAATACCTAAGTTGAACATTTCTTCTCTTATCCTTGCTTCCATAAACACTCCTTACTTATAACAAAAGTACATGTTCTGCACTTTCTTATAAACACCGCTACCTTGTTTAAATTCAGCTTGATACAACACATTGCTAGGTATGTCATATCCGCTTATTAATAATTCTTCTGCTATTCTCCAACACCTTTCTGTTGGCTCTTTATAGAATCCGCTGTTCATAAGCTCTGTACATTGATATTGCCCTGATTGATAGATAACTTCTTCAATGCTATTAGGAAAATACTCACTTTGTACTCTATTCAAAACAACGGCTCCTGCAAGATATAGCATTTCATCGTCGTTACATGTCGCTCCGCATTCGCCCATCAGTAAATGTGCCATAAGCGACAATTCATATTCATCAACACTTATCTCTCCAGTTTCAACCTTATAATCAACATGTGAGTTGTAGCATTCACTTAACACTGCACTCTGCTGATTAATCTTAGCTTGTGGTTGTACTGATCTTAGAATCAACGCTATAAGGCTGATTCCTGCCAGTGTTGCAAATATGTTAATTATCTTTTCTTTCATATCTTCTCCTACATGTTTGTATCATGTACCACCTCGGCAAGTGCTATTGGTAACAAATAGGTGTCTATGAATTCGTGTACATCAGCCAAGTATTTTCTTTTAATACTCTTGTATGTCGCCACGCACCCGAATTCGCGTTTTAACTGCTTGTATATATCAGAATATACTGAACCGCGAATACCACCGTCTTTGTACGCATTGCTGTCCTTTCCGCCAAGTACTTCAATTCCTTTCTTTCTAACATGTTTCTGCACTTCTTCAATCTCACAGCCGTAAAGCGGAGTTTCTTCTTCGATACTGGTTATTTTATCTTCAACCTTATCAACTCTCTCTGCGAGTTCTGTGTTTCCCTGTGCCAATAATCTAATCTGTTCAGATGTTGTCAAAGGCTTACTGTAACTTCCTGTCTTTCTGATTGACGGAAGAACTTCTGATGTAACCCATTCTGTAAATCTTTCCGCACTCTCTTTTCTGCTCTGAAAGATTGTTTTGTAAAGATTAGCCTCGCTTATAAATGTCATTTTCTGCATTCCGCCCTTTGTAAGGGTGTCCGCAGTATGGATACCCTTTTCAGATAACCTCTGCTTAACATTTCCTACATTTGATATTTCCAATGCCTTGCATACATCAGCCAAGCAAAACATAGGTTCATCATCTTTAGTAATGGTTCGGATTTCTCCAAACTCTGAATTGCTAAAAATCTGTAGCTCCATAAACATTCCTTTCTAAATAATGTGTGATATATTTTGACCTTTTAAGGTGCATTTGAGCAATTTTGCTCATTCCTATCTGCTGTAACTTGTAGAACTTTATATTTATTGATACAATAGAGAAGTGATGGTAGACACTTTCCGAAAGGAGATTGTATGGATACTGTCATAGCATTGTGCGTATCAGTGGTTGGCTCATACTTCTGCGGCGTAGACTTCTGCACCCTGTACGCTCTTATTTCTATATCAATAGAATTAAACAAATATGCTAAAGACAAAACTGCCAATCGGTAGGTAATTCACACTTGATACGAACAGGGCGCTATCCCTGTCAAAAAGAACTAATGATGTTTGAATAAAAGTTTGCAACTATTTACCGCTACCATCACTTTTCTATTGCATCAATATCAAAAATTCTAATCTGTTTGTACTTTGTGCTATAATCCTCTTATTCTATTAGGGATTGAAGAAATGTTCTCTATTCTTACTCCTTTCTGCTTATTATCAAAATAATAAGTCCAGTATCGTAAGTGAAAAATTTAATACCGCAAGAACAACAGCGATTATTAATGTTATCAATGCAGCATCACAAAGTCTTTCATTGTTGCCTCTTTTTACTTAATCCATTTTTCAACTGGGATTCTTGTTGCTTCTGCAATTTTTTGCACTGTAGTTAATGCTGGTAAAGAATTATTATCTTTCCATCTGCCTACAACCCCGTTGCCAAGACCGCATTTTTTTTCAAATGCGTGTATTGACAAATTATTTTCTTCGCAATAAGCAACAACATTTTGATAAAACATAGACTTCTCCTTTCTTTATTTGATAAAGATTTAGAGAAAAGCTTGACAATCTTTAGAGAAAGTTCTAATATATGAATTGTCGAGAAACATATTTTGAGAACACTTCCCTTTAAGTTTATTTTTAGGCTTTTCCCTAACCTTTAAACTTATTATATAGAGTGTTCTCTAATTTGTCAACACCTTTTTTAGGTGAAACTCTAAAAAATGGAGGAAAATGCAAATGAACACAGTAGAAAGAGTAAAAGACCTATGCAAGCAAAGGAAGATTTCAATACATAAATTAGAATTAGAATGTGGTTTTGCTAACGGATATATAGGTCAGTTGCGTAAAGGCACATTACCAGATGATAGGTTGGGAAAAATTGCTGAATATTTAGGTGTATCAGCCGAATATTTAAGAACTGGCGAAGAAGAACAGCTTATTTTGTCTGAACAAGCTGATTTGTGGATTAAAGTCAGAAATGACAAAAAATTATTACACTCGTTAAAAACATTTTTTGAGTTAAGTGACGAACAGCAAAAGTATGTTCTCGGTTTAATTAATTTATTTAAAGGAGAGTAGTAATAAATGATTGAATCGAAAGATTTTTTAAGAGCCATAGTAGAGAAAAGGAATAAAAACGGCAACACTGATTATGCTGACATCGCCAATAGTCTTGGCATTGATATGGTTTCGATGTTGCCGTTTATGAAAGAACTCAATCGCAAAGGTTATATCATTCAAACTCTTGAAGATGTAACTGTGACAAAACTTGGTTTACTTGCCTATGATGAACTTTAATTAAAACACTTTACGATTCAAATTGCAATGCTCTTTTACTTTTCTGTGTGTACTGCTGGTACAGTCGTTAGGTTGTGCCAGTTTTTGTTATGTCTTTTACAATTTTGAAGATGTATTCCACTACATCTTCATCATTAACCTCTTTTATCAAGCTGTAAATTTCATTTTTGCGTTCCTCCATATTCATTTTATATCCCCTCCCTTGACTACAATAATGAGGTTATTATGGAACATCTGTTCTTGCATGTCAACCTACCCCCAGTAGATTAACAGTTTTCAGCGGTGACACTGCCAACGCCAATCAAACAGTGCCACCTAGCCGAAACTTGAAGATTCTGCCCGAACTCTCTCGGACAATTATTATTATAAATACTGATAATGTAAAAATCAACTTAAAGATATCGCAAGTTTCGACAACATTCGACAAATTATGCACATTGTGATATGATTAGTAAAATTAAATTTAAGGGGGATTTGTCTATGACAAAGAGAATTGTAAGCATTGTGCTTGTTATGTGCTTATTGAGCCTTGTAGCGTGTCAGAATAGTGTTTCTGATAGTAATGTTGAAAGTATCAGTGAAGTTCAGACAGAACAAGAAACATTATTATCAAGAGATAAGAGCGTATATCCTGATGATATAACTGTTGAAATGCTCAAGCGTACACCTAATAAGTATATTGATAAAGAATTCAAGTTGACAGGTAATATTGTAGCAGAATTAAAGTATGATGGGGAGGTCGAAGATAAAGACGGAAATACACATACTGGCGAAGAATCCAGCGAATATATTGCTTGCTATTATTTAGCTGTTGATGGCAATAATGATGATACTGTTGTTTTGACATATTATAGAGACGATTTTGATTATAATTTGCTTGTTGGTGATAATGTGACAATGTATGGAACACTTCTTGAGGGCGGTATGGAATTTAAGAAAACAAACGGAACAATAACAACCATTCCTGCTGTTATGGCTGTTATGATAGATTTGAATAATTAAAATATTACCGGGAGTATTGCACTCCCGGTATCTTTATTAAGGTTAGACTAATTCACAATCGGCTACATTGACTGCGGCAAACAGTTCTCCGTCATGCACAAGTACAACTCTGTCTCCACTTCTTTCTGATACTGTATACTCGTCATACCAAGCCTTAATAGGTGTGCCATCATAATCAGTATCGCCGACAAATCTTACAGTACTACCCTCTTCAATATCTTCACTGAATGGGATATCTGTAGGTGCATCATCAGAACTTGTACCGCCGACAAATTCAAGGTTAGCAATATTGACAGCGGCTGTGATTGTTGTACCGATACCTATAACAATTCTGTCTCCATCCTCTTCAATTACATCATATTCATCATAATATACCGCAAATCTTGCACCGTCATAATCAATGTTATCAAGCACTCTGACTTTCTTGCCGTCACCACGACTTATTGTATCTGTGTTGATATCATTGTCATTGTCATAAATACACTTGATAAGGCTGATGTTATCCTCGTCAATAGCAGCAGTAGTTACGCCGTCAACACCGATAACAACTCTCCTGCCGTTAGCTGATAAAACACTGTATTCATCATAGTAAGTGCTGAATGGCTCGCCATTATCGTACTGAATAGCGTTAATAACCTTAACTGTATCGCCTTTATGATACTTAGTGTCTGGCACTGGCTCATAGTCTGGCACTGTGATTTCTTCAACTACATGGTCTGTGCAATAATCAGTATAACAATAGTTCTGATCTACTGTCTGTCCGTTAATCTGTGTGTCTCTAAGATAATTAACACTTCCGCCAAACTGCCATATATCATAATCAACGGCAATTCTAGGTTCTGCATCTGAATACTTTGCTACCCAAACGGCATAACCAGCTTCTTTTACTCTTGAAATGTCTACATAATTGTTAATGCAGTTCTCGTATGAGTATAAGCCGACATTCTTATATCCTGCATTTCTCATTTCATCAAGGAATGCCATAATAACGTCTGTAAGGTCGTTACCAGTAACCATGCCTGCTTCAACATCATAGAATACTGGGTAGCAGAATGATTTACCTGCTAAAAGCTGTGCAAAATATCGGGCTTCATTTACAGCTTCATCAGCACTTAATGCATTGCCAAAGAAATAGGCTCCCTTGTGGATTCCTGCACTTTCCAACTTGTTATAACTGTTCTCAAACTCTCTATCTTCGTATAAGCCATCATCAGCACCGCCTGCCTTGATAATGGCAAAGTCTACATTCTCATTATCTTTTGCACTTTTAAAATCAAAGTCTCCCTGCCACCTTGATGTGTCAATTCCGAATAATTTACTCATGAATTTACCTCCTAAATTTAGAAAAATGTGTATCAAAAAAGCACCCCAGTGTTTCCACTAAGGTGCTTTTTTGCGAATATTATATTGTTAATGTTATGTGGCACTGCCAACCTTGTGAATTGCTTCTTGCAGTTCGTCATGTTCGATAAGGAAATACCTTACATCTTCTTTTGTAATTTTTATCAATACCTTATGTCTTATTTTCATTCTACAACTAAACAGTGATAATATTAAATACAACGGTGCAATTACTAGGGCAGTATCCAAAACCTAACTAAATATAAGTGAGCCTGTAATATAATCACCCTTTTGAAATTCGCTTGTAGCCCATGCGCCTTTCTTCCCATCTTTCGTATAGTATCTTGCAAAGGAATAATGTTGGCTTGCAGAGATATATAACAATGTTGTTCCATAGCCTATCAACTTTGCTCGAACTACACCTGTGGCATCATAAGGAATATAATTGTTTTCCAATATTTTATTAAAGTTAGTAATACCCATATTTTCAAGAACTGTTTCTATGTCATAATATCCTGTAAAATTATTCTGTGTAGAATCTTGTGTTTCAATTTTGGAGGCATAGTATAAAATCCCTGTTTTGGTAGATTTATTATAATAGCAATAATTATAGCCATAACCTTCAAGAGTACCATCTACACTTGCAATATTTTTGCAAAAAGAGTTTTTAACGTCAATATTACTGTTTAGTTGTGTAACTTCATCACGAAGATTGCTAATCATATCATTGTTATTCTTAATACCTGCGTCCATAATATTAAGATTTGTCGCATTCCAGGGAGTACTCTTACTTGGCGATTGTTGCCAGTTTACACGGCTGTACGAAAGAAATCCAGTTAAGCTCATAATTTGCCTCCTAAAAAATAAGAGTGCAGGCTTAAACCCACACTCTCTGATGATTTACTCTGTTATTGTATCTGCTGTATTCAAATCAACTGTCTGCTGTTCACTCTTTAACAGCTTATTGACTTCCAATTTGAAATTCTCATAATCATTATCACATTGTGTCTGATTTGTAAGGTATAATTCCTTATTAGTAATTGTCTGACTAATTGTCAATGAACCTGTTTCTGGTACAGCCGCATACATTGTCATAGCTGATTGACCGTTAATCACAGATGTTCCACTTAAATTTGTTGTTTTCGTTATACTTAACATATTCTTACCTCTCTTTCTAATTGCTCCATGTACCTGAATCCCAGTCCCATGAAGCTACCACTGTATTGTCTACATATATCCTTAGTATTCTATCACTCCATGTAAATGATATTGGGTTATCCATACACAATACTGGATTGCCATACATATCTCGCGGATTATTATATATTTGTATATTAGATGTCGGACACATCATAAGCACTGACGAAGCCACTTTTAGTTCATTTGCATATATCTCATTTGATTTGATAGATTGTGCGTTCAGTGCGTAATCACTGTCCGTTGAATAATTGCTATTTCCACCATCAATTGTCATATAAGATAAATATGCGTCTCTGGATTTAACGCTGTCCGTTTTTAAGCCATTAATTCCAATATATGTCTCTCTTTTCGTACCCCACATATCTGTACCAGATATATTAATTACTTTATCTAAATTAGCAGGGTCTATATTGGCAGTTACATTTGACAGTTGTGCAATTGCTGATGTCGTATTATTATATGTCTCTAATCCTAAGTAAAATCTTTTAGCTTTGGCAAAGTCAAATAAGTCAATTGTTCCATCTCCATTGAAATCATACAGGCTTTTACTCAAACTGCTTGTTGTATCTGCTTTAATTGCACCACTTATTGTATTAATCACATTGATGTCTGGTGGAATATATACTTGAACTGTTGATGATAACTTATTTTGCTCAATGCTCCAATTTCCTATTGTTCCAGCCTTAAATGTTGCTCTTCCATCTGCTGAAATAGTTGTATTAGTAGATGTAAGTGTGAACAGATTACCATTGATATTAACAGACTTATTACCACTAATATTAATTGTTCCGCTTGCATTAAGTGTTATATCATCTGCTATCGCTTCGATTGCAGATTTAAGCTCACCGCTTGTCGGGTCTTTCTTAATATAAAGGTCAAGACTTGCTGTTGTAGCATAACTTTCAAGGCTCTTCTTAGTTGCATAAGTACCAGACACTTCTAACTTAATGCTGTTACTTTCTGCTGTTATAGCCTGAGTAATAGCATTGTTCATTTGTGTTGTTGTGCTATAGTTGTTCTTAACATCATTTGTAAGAGAAGACAGACTTGTACTTATATTGCTTACATCAATTCTTAATGAAGCATTTTGATTAAGAAGATAAGCGATTTCGGTTGAAGATATTTCTTTCCAACCGTGCGTTCCGTCTATTTTTTTAATCCAACGCCACGCTCTGTTCTGTGCTTCCCAATACGCTATAATGCCTACATAATTATCATATTCTGCTTCTGTGTATTCCCATGTGCTATCACTAGGGTATCTATCATCGCTTGGATATATAGGTACACTCCACTCATTAGCTGGATAATTATCCTTAGTCGGCTCGTATGTCACCTGATATACCTTGAAATCATCGTTGAGTTGCTTGTAAACATCTCCTATTTGCACACCGAAGCTATCAAGCGTACTTGTAACTGTATTGAATTTGCTTTCGATAGACTCTCCATTGCGAATATCAGTCCACCACAACTTTTGGTCAATAAAATCTTTAGATTGCTTAATAGCCGAACCCCATAATGTAGAATTGCCGCCAACGGTTGTCTGAATACTCTTAAATACGCTATCAAGGGTTTGCTGTTCACTATCAACATATATCTTCGTTGAATTAAGCGTGTGTGAACCATCATTGTTGATAACATTGAACAGCGATTCTATATTTAACTTGCTTGCGGCAATATCAGCATTATCCTTAACCATATCATCACGGATAACCTGTCGTTGAATACCTTTGTCTGTTAATCCAATAGCGTCAAACATCAAATTGCCTGATTTATCCCAGATATACATGTTGTAGTCTGAATTAGCGTCTTTACCTATCTGAACCCTAACCCTATTGCTGTCAGATATTTGAATTGTATTGTCTTTCCACTGTGACTTGCCATCTTCGCTGTGAACAAGTACATTAGTAGTATTAATGTCAAGTGCTGTGATTTTGCTTGCGTCAAGACTATCAATCATTGCTGACTTAATCTGCGCTTCCCCCAAAACAGCAATAACAGAATTAGAGAAATCCGTTGTTATTGTTGTTCCTGTTGCTGAACCGAATATTAATGTCTTGATATCAGCTACACTTGCGTCAAGTATGCCAACTTTCTCATAGTCTACTTTAAGATTTGCAATATCCGCATTAACAGCCTTAAGGCTTTCCACATTAGCATTAATGATATCTGCATATGTTGCATCTAATTTATTTGTTTTAAGGTTATCAATATCAGCATTAACAGCCTTTAAGGTTTCAATGCTTGCGTATCTGATATCAGCTTCATCAACAGATAGTTTATTGATAAGTGCTTTATTTACAAGTATCAAGTCGGCATAGTACCGTTCCATCTGCTTAGTAATAGGTCCAGAAGCAACGCTTGTATTCTCCGTGTCAGATTGACCTATAGATGTAACAGTATCTATAAGTCCGCCGTCACATTCGTGCGTAATCTGCATTATAGGCACTTTGTAATCAACGCCACCTTTGTTGACAGTTATAATGTCGCCAACTTCTAGTCGGTAGTCACCGACAAACTTAACTGTAAGCGGTCTAAATGTAAAACCACCTATCTTTTTATAGACTTCATCAAGAATTGCCTGCGTCATAAACGGATTGGCAAAACTAAGTCCTGTCGCTCCGTCACCAGAAGTAATCTGACTTTGTTCTGTAGAACCGCTTTTGGTATTGTTGCAAGTCAGCTTCTGTATAATAAAATCTTTACTCGTTGTGAATGTAACGCCTTGCTGATAATACTTATGTCCGTCAAGTACATAACCGCTATCTTTATACCATCTTAATTCAAGGTTTCCGTCAGAATTAATTACCGCATTACAGCCTTGTAGCATAGCTATATAACCGATAATTTCTCTATAGGTATATCCTTGTGGCTTGTCGTTGATAGTATGTGTTGTGACTATATTTGTCGCTAAAGATATGCCTAACTTGCCGCATATCTCATTAAGAATATCCTTATCCGTGCTTGGGAATGTCATATCAGAGAAATAAGGCATATCAGCCTTGTACATTCTGTCGTATGCTTCGTAGCTTGTGTATTCTCCGTCACTTGTCTGCTTAGTAACTGTAAATATTCCCAACTTAATATAGTTAATTTCTTTGCCAACCTTAACGCCCTCAAATATTGCAATTTCCTTATTTTCAAGGCTTATTGCTGGCATATAAATAGAAAAGGTAACACTGCTTGCACAAGTGTTACCTATCGTAATTTCATTATTGGGATTTATTATGTTTTGAAACTTGAAATTGTTAAGTGTTTCAGTATGTTCTTTCCCATCAACAACATACTTGGAATAGTATCTTGCACTATTTCCCCTAACAATTTCCGTCATAGCTGTGTCTAATATCTTCATTCTACACCGCCTTTATTGATTAATTAATGGCTTATCATAAACTCAATTGAGTATAATTTAGCTGGTGTAATTTCTTCGCATTTATCGAATGCGTCCATAGGAAGCATTGTCATGTCAGGCACTTCAATCTCTTGTTCATTGATTTCTTGCAATTCTTCCTGTAACTTCTTTAAGTTCTCTGATGTAATCTGATACTGATTATCGTTGATAACTGGATTGCCGCTGTCGTCCTTATCTGCATACTTAACCTTAGTATCTTCTACGGTCTGTAATGTTGCCTTGTACAGTTCTTCTAATGCCTTAATATTGCACATAACAGCCATAGCAATTCTGCCTGTAGTCTTGTCGTGCGATATGTTACTTAAGCTCTGAAATCTGTCTATTAACTCACTTGTTTTAAGTTTCATGTGGAACTCTCCTTTATTTCTGAATTAAACTTAATTTTGCTCCGACTATTAGTCCATCCTCATTCTTTGCCCTTGTAAGGTACGGATATGTCACATCTCCTGTGTATATTGTCATTTCTTTTTGCGTACCGCCTAAAAATAAGACTTGTGCCGTTGGGAATGGGTTATCTACGTCGCTTACTACATTATCAAGCAATAGGGCTTGCTCACCTGTTAATGGCGGTAATTGAAGTTCTACTTTGTCTTTGATATCCACGATTGTGCCAACCATTTCTCCATAATCGTTTCTTCCTGTGTTCTTAGACCATATCTTATTTCTGCTGTACGTGTAGCCGTTATATGCTACTGGGAATCTAACCCCCTCAATCACAACTGCGTCAATCAATCAAACCACCCCTTTCAAGGCATTAAAAAAGGAATGCACCATTTCTGATACATTCCTTAATATTTCTATTGCATTAATTCAATTAGTGTTATATAATATCTGTACCGCTTGTTTAAGTGGTATTGTGACTTTTGGCTGTCAGTTGTCGGGCTGACAGCCTTTTGTTTACCAAAAAATCAGCCCACATCTGTTACACACAAACCTATGTTGTGAATAAGTTCCGCCCTGTTGCTTAATCTTCTCTTTCTTATTAACCAGTGTAAGCGGTCTTAAAGGATTCAGATTAACAGTATATCTTGTCTTAGTTTTCTGCGGTACAGTTGTTGTAATCTGCGTGTGAGAACAATCCCAACTACTACATCTTGGACAATATACTTCAACCAATCCGTTTTCCGTCGCTCTGTACACTCCTTTGAAGCTGGGATTCAACGGTTGTTGAACTTGTGGCTGTTGCTTTTTCTTTATCCCTATTGCTTCTAACATTTCGTTTAGTTCTTTTTTTACTGACATACATATTCCCTCTACTGTAATTCTAATGTTAATTTCATAAGTTTTTTATTGTCTCCCAGTGGCGTTACTTCTAAATCAACATTGCTTTTATCTTCTAGTATATATATCCTTGCAACTGTAATATTTGTACCTGTCTGTAATTCTCTTGCAATATTATTGTATTCGTCAATGTCAAAACTAACTAACGGATAGTCGAGTTCTTTGCCGTTCTGAAAACATGTAACATTATAATTATATGCAAAGGCTGTGTTATCTTCTGAATTGTTTGCAAAGTCAAAATAAACAACAAGAACTTCTCTGTCATTGCTATCTGTAATTACATCATGCTTAAGATATTTAAGCGTTGTATTATCATATGTAACTGTATCTGTGTTCTGTTCTGTTGTAGCAGCTTGTTTAGTGACATTTATGCCGTCTGCATTGTTATTATTTCCATTTTTGTCAATTACTACTATTAACATTAATATCGAAAATATAATTGCAAAATAAGAACCTAAATGCCTTTGTGGCCTATTCCCTTTGCTTTTAGTCAAATCCACAATAGCTAATATAAGTGCTACTGGAATTGTAAAAGTAAAAAGTGCCATAACCGCTGCCACTATGCTAAGTTTACTATCTTTCTTTTTCTGTTTCTTATCTCCCATATTGCGTTACCCCTTTGCTTTTTATATATAGTAAAAGAATAACACAATACTTTTATCTTATCAATACGGAAAGGCTGCTTGCCCTGTCATATTAGTATAGTTATTAGCTTTATCTTGTACCATTGTAAACAGCTTATCTGCGTCACCTTGTAATGTTATGTTTACATTGTTGTTAGCTTCTGACATAGCCGCTACAACTGCATTGTAAACCGCTGGATAAACTGCGTTGGCAATACCTGTTGTGATTTCCTGCTGATTGGCTACTGCTGTTCTTCCGTCCATAGTACCAACCATTTCGGGTCCAACTTCGTTTGCGACAAACAATTGTCCTTTGCCTGGGAATCCGCCGTTTGCATACCAATCAATACTGACTTTTGGCACTCTAGGCGGTGCAAGACTAAATTCTCCGTCAATCTTAAAGTGTGGTGTATCAATGTGTGGAAATTCAAGTCCTAAATCATTCCACCACTGCTTAAAGCTGTTCCAAGCGTTCTGTATCTTAGTTTTAAAATCTTCGATAGCCACAGAAATGCGTTGGAGTGCTGGTTTGCTATCCCACCAATCTACAACATCATCCCACTTCCCTTGAATACCTTTTTTAATTCCGTCAGCTAAGTTTTCCCATTTTTCCTTAGTAAACCACGGTTTCACATCATTGCTCCACCAAGAAACAATTGCAAGACTGTTCCACCAACCAACGATTGAATCCCATTTTTCTTGTATTCCTAATTTCATTCCGTCAACAGCGTCAACCCATGTATCTTTTTCAAACCACGGTGCAACATTATTATTCCACCAGCTAACAATAGCTGTATTGCTCCACCAATCTGAAAAACTGTTCCATTTTTCACTTAAAGATGTTTTTATATTGTCTCCCAGTTCTCCCCATTTTTCCTTAGTAAACCACGGTGCAACACTTACAGTCCACCAATTTGCTATATCATCTTTATGCCCGAATGTGATAGTTTCTATCACTCCGTCAATAAAGCTAGGTAAATCTTCAAATGGTGCTTTTATAAGATATGCTAATTGGTCGAACATTGACATATCTATTTTCTCACCTGTTAATTTTTCATTGAGCCAATTGCCTAAATTAAATCCAGCAATAGCAGCTACTATTCCACCTACTATTCCAGCACCTATAGTTAAGCCTATTTCTGTTGCTGTTCCTGCTCCTATAATAGTGCCTATATCTGTTGTAAGTAATCCACCTATTCCTGATATTATACTGCCTGTTCCGAATGATTTTAAAGCACCTTTAATACTTGTTCCTATTACTGTAACAAGTTTCTTTTTCAAAACACTTCCTAAGCCTGTAAATTTCAATGCCGCTATAGCCGTTATTAAGGTCGTTTCAATTGGTGCTGCCGTAAATGAACCGCTCCATAATTCGATAGCTGCTTTAATGGCTTGCCATAACACATTGCCAAGGCTTGAAAATATTTCAAGCCAATTAAGTCCAGCTAAATACTCTCCTATATTATGCCCGATTTTAAACCAAGGAACATCATCTATAGCCTTTGCAAACCAATTAAAAATTCCTGCCACAAGGTTAGATGTATCTTGTCCTGCTGCATAGAAATCCCCGATTGCAAAGTCTTTAAATATCTTCCTAACAGGTTCAAGTGCTTTCTCTATCTTATCAGCCCAAGCAACCGCTGAATTTTCCATATTGGCAAATGCTTTATTCCATGCCGCTTCATAATCAGCCGCCGCCTTAGCGATATCATCTGTCAAATCAATAGTGCTACCGCCACCACCGCTTGAACCCTTGCTTGAGCTTGTATCGTCCTGTAATTTATTTATTTCATCAAATCCCATAAGGGATAATGTAGCTTTCTTAGCTGAATCAGCTACATCTTGGTAGCCATCTGAAATATCTTCTAAGCCGTCTGATGTGTCTTTATAGCCACTTTGTCCAAAACTCTCAAAGTCAATCTTAACGCCCATTAAAGAAGCAAGATTGACTAATAATCTTTTGATTGCAATAGTTACTCCGTTTACTACTGGCATAACCTTTGAAAGAATTGGGATAAATAGCTGTCCTGCTACCATTCCTACCTCTTTCATATTGTTAGAGAATTGGCGTAACATATTTGATGGGCTGTTAATCGTGTTGGCTAAATCGCCCCACGATACTTTTGATTGGTCTAGTATAGCTAGCACTCTTAACTGCTGCTTTTCCATCTGTGTCATTTCTGATACAGACTTTGAAATGCCTAAGTTATAAGCATATGTCGCTAATGTAGCATTAGTAATATCAATACCATACTTATACAATGCCCTTGATTGACCGATTAAGCCGCTTTGTAAGTTCTGTGCTACTGTTGAATAGTCCACATTAAAAAGTGAGCTTATATCGCCTGCAAGCATTGTCATTGACTTTGTTATTGCTGTTGTTGCTTCACCCGTCTGCCCTAATGAGTTAGTGACAGAAGCTAACTGCGAAGCGTACTGTGTTATCTCTTGTATGTTAAGTCCTAAGTTCTTTGTTCCACTTTCTTCAAGCAATCCGCCTTGAACATTAACTTTTAAACCAGATAGCTTTCCAAGAGTATCATTTACTCTACTTTGAAAACTTTCTGCATATGCCGTTGCGTTATCGTAGCCGTACTTTTCATAATCCTTATCCCATTCTGAACCAATCTTGCCAAACGCCACCGCTTGATAGTTGAATGCTTCAATGTAATCTGTTGTTGACTTAATTGCTTCTATAAGTTTCTTGCTGCCACGAATTACCATAAAATAAGTGGCATAAAACTTACCTATCGCACTTGCCAAGTTCCAACTGCTTTTAGTTGCTGTCCTAGCACTTGTAGAAACGCCATACAACGACTTTTGAAGTGAGTTTGAAGAAGTACCCACCTTGCTACCTTGACTGGCAAGATTAGCCAATGCGTTAGTCATTTGAATAACATTCTGGCTTACTGTTGGCGCTCTTGATAGCGTTGTCATTAAGCCATTCAGAGCATTGCCCAATTTTGGAATGTTTACAACGGCGTTTTCTATACTCTTACTGCCTAGCTTGCCTAGTGACTTTGCAAATTCTGTGACTTGTGTTGCATTTTGCGGAATAGCTGATATGCTTGCAACTGCCTTTGTGACAGCTTGAAGTGATGTAGCTGTGTTAGTTAGTGCAGCTGAATCAACAGAACCTATCTTTGTGATGTTCTTAGCAAGTCTTGTAAAATCTGCTGTTCCTGCGTTCATATTCTGCATAGCAGAACCTAACTGACTAACACCACTCGCAAGACCGCTTAGTGATGAACCATTCACAGTCGCAAGTGATGTTGACAGCCTTGTAAGCTGATTTATCAGTTTATCGACAGAATTAATAGCTTTAGTGGCAGTACCGGTAATTTTGACTTCTAACGAATCTAATTCCACGCTTTAACCCCCTTTATAGGATTGTTGGCGGTAGTCCTCTCTTTTCAGCTCGTGCCGCCCATTTCTGTTCATTGAGTAACATTCGCTGTAACTCTTTATCGTAGGTATCTTCTTCGCTTTCTTCCGTTTTTTCTGATAAAATAGCCTGCTTCGGATATTCAATGTGTGTATCTTTGCTAAATGCCGCACCAATGCCACAAGAAATAGCCGGTATTGCATAGACAAAAAACCAGTTATACATTTCTGCATCTCGATTTTGTCTATCAATCTTTTTGCCTTTTGCGTATAGTAATAATTTTTTAGGTGTCATTTTTAGAAAGTCTGAATAACTAACGCCTAGTGAACTGGCTAAAACAAAGTATTCTTCCCATATTATTTTGTGGAAGTCTGCTTTTTCTTGTGGTCCTGTGGAACTACTGTCGGCTTCTTCTGCTCCTGTGCCGCTTCTTCCACATTGTTCGCCATTTCCTCTAACATCGTTGTTATCCCCGACAGCTCGAAAAAACCATCATCTTCCATCGCTTTCTTGATTTTTTCAAACAATGTTCTATATCCGTAACTCTTATCTGTCTTTCTTTTCTCTGTAATATATGCCCTAGTGAGTTCCTTTGCTTCATTCATAGTTACTGGGTTATTGTCAATACAGCCTGCATAAATGGCTAAAATGCAAATCTCTGGCACATCTGCTGTCATATTTGCCAAGCCGTCAAAAGAAGCCTGTGCAATACTTTTATCTGTCTGTGCAAGTAAGTAAGAACCGTTAACAACAGAAAACATTTTCTGTACTATCTCTTTGCACTCTGCTGCGCCAAAAGAGAACTCAACTTTGTATTCTTTTCCGTTTACATTAATATTCATCATAATTTTTACCCTTTCCCACCCTATCGTCCATATAGGGAAAGGTGCGGATTTTACACCGCACCTACCTTTTAAATTAATTATTCTGTTACATCATCAAGATATGATGTGTAGTCGGCTGTTTTGGCGTTTGTGCCACCAATCGACACAGCCTTTGATTTAGTCGATTGGCTTATCATTCCCCCACCTTTGTTACTGTGAATGTGCCACCAGCAGCCTCGACAACTTGAAGCTTGTCTGTGCATTCGATAGGTGAAGTGTTAGGAACTGCTGTTACTGTCATTTCAAGTACTGAATCAGTACCAGAAACATCATTAGGTGTTGCTGTTACCTGTCCGACAAATGCGTACTTAGCAACCGCACCTAATCCGTCAGAGCCATATAACTGAATAATATCTAACTGCTTGCCCTCCGCCTTGATTAAGTCCTGTAAATAAGCCTTTTCAAGATTTCCTGTGTAAGTCTTAGCGTCAGATGTTTTGATACCCATTAAGAATGTCTGTGAATCATCTTCAAATGTTGTACTTTCAACTGTGTTAGGTGCTGATACTGGTGCTGAAATTGACTTAGCCGCAACCATTAACTTGTATGAACCTGCAAAGCCATCTTCGCTATGCTCCTTGTAGATAACTCTAGCTTTATAACTTGTACTTGCCATTGCCTTGTCTACCTCCTAAAAATTTGCAAAAAAATAAGAGCATTTCTGCTCTTTGTTACAATAATCTGTCATTTGCCGCTATCATTCTTCTGAATCTAGCGGTACTCTTATGTACTTTGTTACTGATTGAGAACTCTGGCATTGATGTGCCTTGAAATCTCATTGTCTTAAACGTATCTGTAATTACTGCCATAACCTTGCGACAGTCAGACTTGCTTGTGTTAGCGGTAACATCTACTTGAAACGTCGCTAACAATGCATTAATTGTCTGTCCATCAAGCGTTTGTCCTTGTTCTACTGCTGGCAGTAAATGAATGTATACTGTCGGGAATGTTGCTTGACCGCTGTTTTCCCCCTCATTAGTTATAACTATCTTTGGATATGTTTTCTTTAGTTGCGTTAGGGTTTTAGCCTTGACAAGTGCTGTGACTGTATTTTCAAGGTCTGTCGCCCAATCGTTTGCATTTGCCATTAACTAAACACCTCTCTTGCTATCTGCTTATACTGATTAATAATCTCTATTGTAGCGTTGTACATAGGCATTGTGGCTTTAACGCCGTGCGTGTAGTGCCATTGATTATCATTGCCTAAGTAGTACCAACCGTCGCTGAATGCGTGGATTTGTCCTGGATATGTTCCTACACCCAAGCCGAAATCATTAGCCTTTGGGTTCTCGTTGCCGTTGTTGTAATAAATACCAGCACCAAATTCAATCGCTAACAGTGTGTAAAATGGCTCTCTATCTTCTACCTCAACAGTTTTGCCGGTAGCAATTAAAATAGCTTGGTAGCCATCTTGAATAGGCTTTCTGTCAACTCTCAATGTTACCGTCCTACCTAATGGACTTTCGTTAACACTCATAATTGCCGCTTTTTCGCCTAGTTCTGCTAATCGTTCAACAAGCAATTCGCATTTATACTGTAAACTCTGCTTATACTGTTGTAGCTGTCTGATAGCTTCATTTATGGACTTTTCAGACAAGGATATATTAATTGTATGTCTTGCCATAATGCACCGCCTTATAGCAATTTTAAGTCCACAAAAACTTTAAATATTTTAGGCGATTGAATTGCAAACCAATCAACCATTTCTTCGTTGATAGCCCATGCACTATAAGAATATGACGAACTATCTAAACCGCTTTCGTATAAAAATGCGTGAATGATTTCATGCCTAAGAATACTTTTCTTGTAATTCTCATAATCTTGCAACTCACAATCTTCTTTTTTGTTACAAATTACAATCTCATGTGTTGAATTATCAGTGTATCCATCTCTGCATTTTCCGCTAAGCAACGAATCATCTTCTTCGTTTCTATAATGTATAAAATATTCAGTTCCTAATACATTGATTATTGTATCTTTCATTATTCACCTACTTTACAACTGCTTTAAGCATATACTTGGTTGAATATAATGCTGGTTTAATGCCTACAATGGTAAAGTCTGCCGATGTTTCATTAACAAGGCTGTCAGATGTGTATGTAGGCTTGCTATTAAGCCATATAAGGTCGCCTTTTTGGATAGGTAACATATTCCTATCCGTCAGCAAAATAGCATCAAAATCAGCCGTATCAAAGCCGTATTCCTTACTCTGTGCTTCTCCGCCGCTGAATGATATGTTTGCTTTGAAATCGACCGGCTCTGAAAAACCTGTTTTTTCTTCAAGGACTTTGGGTATCTTATTTCCCTCATCATCAAGATAAGGAATGAAGTTACCCTCTGTGTCGGTATATCCCTCATAAAGGATATTGCCGTCATCATCTCTTTCATAAATAGTTACTGTCTGCCCTTGAAGTGAATACTTCATAGCCTGCTTATTAATGTCAAGCATTGTTCTTTACCTGCTTATAAATCTGATTAACACCTGTGCTTGATAGTCCGGACACAATTCCTACTGCGATTGCATTAAGAATATCATTTGCCGGAAAGTCCGGTATTACATACATACCTATAACGCCTAAGATACCGCCTGCAACACCTACGATTATAGGAATGTAATTATCCTTAATGTGTGGAATTGCCTTAGCTCCTAAGCCTATCAGATATGTTATTACAACGATTGCTACAACTGTTGTTACCGATGTTATATCCATTCTGCTATACCTCCTTATCTTCATTGAGTCGTGCTTCCAATCCGTCTATTCGGTGGTGTGCCGACTTTACACTTTCCTCAACCTTAATAATCCTGTTATCGTGAGAATTAAGTTCTTTTCTCATTTCTATAACTTCATTTTTTATCTCTGTTGTGTTGCCTGATATTGTGTCAAGTTTCATGTTTATGCGTGTATTTTCCTTTACGCGCTCTGTAAGTTCTGCATTGTCAGACTTTTTGTTGTTCTTAAGATTAAATCCCAACGTAAACAGTCCGAAAAAGACGGAAAAAGCAACTGAAATAATGCTTATAATTACTGCTATTGGCATTGATATACCGCCTTTCATAATTAATAATGGCACACCGCCCACCACCCTTAATGTGTGCCGCCTGCTACCATTTGGTAACGCACAATCTTCTTTAATATTCTGTAATGCCCTATAGGCGTTATAATACTTTAGCAAACGGAAATACCCCGACAAACAAGCTATCTCTATTTCTCCAAGTTCTGTTGACACCACCCTCATTCATACTCGCCATGTAGTTTTCACCAGCTTGTGAATGGTCGTAGACAGCCAGATTAACAATAACACTCTCAAATTTCTTCAAGTCCTCGGTTATCATTTCATCTGTGTAGCTGTCAGGGTAATTTCTTCTTGCCTTTACATCTTCTGTAGCCTGCTTAATAAGCTGTTCGATTATCGGATTATCTTCTTTGTTATCGAACACTACCACATCAGATGTCGTATCATCATCATTTGTGATTGTATCAATATGAAATTGTTTAAGTCTGATTTTAGTTTGCTCCAATGCGGTGTATTCCATAATTTCAGCTCCTATAACCCTAATTTCTCAATTAACAGCTTCTTTAACTCTGCTCCTGTAAATTCTTCTGCATTGTCTATACCTTGTTCTGTGGCAAAAGCCTGTAAATCAGATGTAGACATACGATTAATGGTTGTCTTGCTATAACCTAAAAAAGCCCCCTCTTCGGGAACTTCTTCGCCTGCGTTATACCATTTTCCGTTATGAATCACTATATATGGATATATCATAAGTTGCACCCCCTACTCTTCGCTATGAACCTCATATACGAATGTGCTATCCATATTTTCATATGATGGAAGTACAACTTCGGAAGCAAATGTTGACATCTTCATAGGTGGTCCGTACTCTGTCTTTGTAGCAACTGTGATACCCGTGCCGTATACTGTTACATCTACATCAGCTACCTGTCTTGCAGTTCTTTCTTCCGGTGTAGTTCCGAACCAAGTATTACCAAGACTACCTTCTGGAAGAAGTGTAACCTTGTTATCTGGGTAGAAGTACTGTTCCTTGCCATCATCGTCAATGTACATCTTATCGTAAAGCACGATAGTGAGCTTTGTTCTCTTCTGCACTACTGAAATAACAGTATCATCGTCAACCTCAATGGTTGCTGTAAGGTTCTGTGCAAGGATTGAGTTTCTTATCTGTGCATTATCAAGCAAATACTGGAATGTATTGCTGTTCATAAGTACATATCTAGCAATCTTGCCTTGCTTCTGTAGCTTCTTCCTTGCATTGTTAAGATCTGTAAGCGGCTTTGAATTAGCTGTATCGCTCCACATGCTTGTGCCAGACAGCTTAGCATAATGGTCTTTTGTGTATGAGCCATCTTTATCGTAATCATAAGCATACTGAACGCCATCACTTACAATAGCAATTACTGGGTGTCCTGCATTTGTCGCAAGAAGTGACATTCTCATACGCTCTGGAACAACTTCTGCACCACTTACGAGGTTGTTAGTATCGTCATATACGCTTGACAAAGCACTTGCAAGGTAAGGGTCGTCTGCTGACTGAATACGCTCGATTTCAAGCATTTCCTCTTCACCAACTGTCATTCCCTCACGGAAAAATGCCATCTGTGTTTTTTCCTTGCTTAATCCCTCTCTAGCTCTAAGGGTTGGGATTGTGTCAAAGTTGGATGGTGCAAGCGATACTGGAAGTCCTTTGTGTGTCTTAATCCAGCTTAAATCAAGTCCCTGTTTCTTTCTTTCTGGAAACCACTGTAAACCAAGATAAGGTATCTGATTACTAGCGTTTTCTGTTGCTGATAATGCGATAGACTTGCTGTCTAATACTTCATTAATTAACATCTATTTACCTCCTGTTATTATTCAAATACAATCATTGGAAGAGCTGTCTTAACCGCTGCGTCATATGTAACGCCTGAGTGTGCTTCTGCTACCTTTGTGTTAAGATATGCCTTTTTAAGCACTACTCCCTGTGGTCTGTCTTCTGTTACATCAAATCTTAAGATTCCGATTGCTGTTGCTGTATTATCAGCCACACCTGACTTGTTTACAGGTGTACCAGCTTTTACAATCTTCTTTCCATTCGCATCCTTTTCTGTTACCGTTGAAAAATCAAGTGTTAATGGGATTGCTTCGTTGGGCTCTCTCTTTAAAATCTGAACATCTCCTGCGTATGAAGTCTTTTCATACTGCATATTCATTTCCTTTGCCATTTCTTACCTCCTGCTATTACTGAATGTAATGTGATAAAACGTCATTGTTCTTAGGTGCATTAGATATAAGGCTTTCTGCTATTTTTTCAGCATTTGTCTTATTGTCTGCACCACCTTTATTACTGCCGCCGCCTGGAATATCCTGATTTTTAGCAATCTCCTGTTCCTTAGCCTGTGCCGCAGCGGTTTCTTTTTCGGACATAATCTTGCCAAGTTCGGTGTAATCAAGGCTTCCATCATCTTTAACAACTGCCTTTGCCTGTTCAGCAGTAATCTTAAAATTAGTCATAGCTGCTTCTCTCTGGTCTCTGATAGCGTTAGATTTCTGTAAATCAGCTATCTGCTGATTAGCTGTATCTAATGCCTTATTTGCCTTTTCAAGCTCTGTCAGATTGCCAGCCTGTATTTCATCAAGCTGTTTCTGTAAGTCGTCTGCTGTGTCAGCCTTAGCCTTGTACTGCTTTGCCTTGTTTTTCTCCGTAGCAACTTCTGAATTGTTCTGATTAAGAAGATTAGTAATCTGTTCATCTGTTGCTTCTGGAAAAAGTTTTAATACATCTTCTCTTGTCATAATTACCTCCGTTAAACACACGCTTTTGTTACCGCAGGTCGCTCCTGCTGTGTTTTCTGCTATTTACCGCATAGCTGCAAAATGTATAAAATAAAAGCAGCTACCGATTATTCGATAACTGCCTTATTTTGCTGATTGTTATTGAGTTGATTAACTATCTTTTGCGCTTTTTGTTCTTGTGCTTCCACATCATCAATAGTCTTATATATATTATCAAGATATGGTTTTGATAACAGGAATGTCTTTTCCGCATCTCCCCATAAACCAACTGTCTTAATCGCTATAAGTGGATGTATGCCGCTTTGAAGCAGCACTGTAAGTGTCTGTGCTTTAGTGTACATATTATCCTGTGGACTGTGATTTATCTGTACATCAAAATCTCTGACCGACAACTTTAAATCTTCTCCTGCGAGTCTCAAGATGTTAAGAACCACTACAGCCAGTCGCTTTTCACATGATTTAATAAGAGGGTCTTTTAATTTTGCTCTTGATTTTGAGAAATCCCATCCATTTCTAAGTTCAACCGCTCCCTGTGTGTCTCCACCTGTATTACCTTGTTTGTTTGGAATAGCCAATATAGATAAAGCATTGTCTACAAAATCCTCTTTGGCTACTTGGCTTTGCGTTTGATTAAGCTCCTGTGTCATAATATCGACATCAGACTTGTTATCTTTATTCATTGACTTAACAACCAATGCATGGTTTTCTTTCATTTTTTTAAAAGTCTCTTCGTCGACTTCACAATTCACGAACTTAACCCAATATTCAACAAACTGCTGTATGCTATCCATTCTGTTGGACTGCATATTATTGGTTGCATCAAGCATACCTATAATAAGTTCAATGTCAGAAAGTCTTTCGTGATTATTCGGAAATTCTACAATAGGGATTTCGCCATATGTATGTAGTTTTGCTTCAACTACTTTGCTGTCAACAATTCTGAAAGACATAGTGTCTGAAAATGCCATCTTATACCAGTTTCCATCTTCGTCTTTAAGTTCCTGCACAACAAGTATCTGTTCTTCAGTACTCTCATTATAAATAGCATAAGTATTAAGGGGCGTAGGTGCTACAATTCTGAATGGTACATCTCCTTTTTTAGGTTGGACTGCTTTAAAAGATGTTCCTGTTGCCGACTGCCACTCTCCAGCTTTAATATCTTTTTCTTGCTTATTGGCATCTGTCATAAAATCATTAAGTTTATCAACCGCTTTATTGATAGTTTCATCATCTTTGCGGCTAATAAACTGGATTGGCTCGCCATAGCTTTGTCCTACCTTGAATTGAACCCATTCATAAGCGTGGTTCTCGACAATTTTATTAATTATATCTTCATTAGACAGCTTGGTTCTGTATAAAACAGGTTGGTCGCCCTTGTAGTAATTCCACAGATACTTAATAACTGGCTTATTCCAATTAAATACACCTATAGTACTTCCAATAACCTTAACAACATTGTTAGCAGTTATTGTGCCTACATTCGTATATGCGATTTTTCTACCATAACAACCTCTAACAAGGTCTTGAAAATACATTGTGTTCATATCTTGCTCCTAATAAAATGTCATACCGCTTGAACTTCTGCTTTGTGGTATTTCCTTAATTTGAAAATCATCATCATCGTTAGGCACATACCATATCCATTTGTGGCAATGCTTGCACGCTAACTTATGTGTTCGTGGATCTTTGCTGTCTGCCTTAGTTAAGAACTTGTGGCAGTTCGGACACATTATTGATTTATCTTTATTCATATAAAAATTCATATTTCTACCTCATTGCATAACAAAAGCACCGCCGCAATTAAGCAACGGTGCTTTCGATAAGGATGTGTTTATGAAGAAACATCTTTGTGACTTCTTACAGATATACTATACCACACCGGCAATGTGACATTCTATGACATCTTTTACAGATATTCACTCCCATATTTATCTTCAAAGGCTTGTAGTGCTTTAGCGTGTATTCTGTGTACTTGTCTCCAGCACCAGCCTGTTTCATTTGCAATTTTTTCAAATGTAAACTTTCTGACATATCTTAGAAACAATACTGTATAATAATCTTCATTGTTTATCTGTTCTATCTGCTCTATTATTTTATTTTTTACATCAATGTATTTGTCTATAAGTTTATCAAGGCTTTCTTCCATTTGTTCAAGTCTGACATATCCGCAGCCTGTTTTGTCCGGATCTGATGATGACATGACCCTTTCTTCATTAACAACCGCTGAAATGCTGTATGATAATTCTTTATACTGTGTTATTTCTATCAATTTATTATCAATTATCTTGTTGTAATAACTTATCTGATTCAGATAATCCTTAGTTGTCATAGTGGATTAATACCTCCTAAATGGATTTATAGCAGCTTCAACTTTAGCTGTTCTATTACCTTGTGTCATTCTTAGTGCAAAGTTTGAGAAAACATCTGGAACATCATCTAATTGTTTTTTGCCTGATACCGAATATTGCTTTAACAGTGACATCATCACTCCGTATGGCTCATTAGGCTTATAAAGTGATGCGTCTTTAAAAATAATATGTTGTAATATCCAGTTAGAACATTGGAATATCCTTGCTTCCTTATTCGTTTCGGTCGGTGTATCAGTAATGTTACATATCCAACCTACACTCTCAACACGCTTATTAACTTCCATAGCCACTCTATCACCGCCAGCATTACGTTCAAATTCACACTCTTGTACTTTATTATTCACAAGTACTGCTGCGGCATTTCTGTATTGTTCTTCATAATCCGCTGTGTTATCGCATACACAATCAATACAGTAATAATCTTCTCCGTATTTCTGTAATACCGGTAGTACAAAGTAATCCGTACCTTTGCCCTTAGTATCGCATTGAGCTGTGATAATTTCTGGTTCTCCGTGTGGCAGATTAAGGTATCTGCGGATTTTATCGTCCGGGAATAATAAGCCCTCACGTTCTATAGGGTCTTGTTTATACAGACAGCGATATGAGATTTCATCCATAAGCAGCTGAATATCTTCAAAATCCTTTACTGTATAGCCACCAAATTCAAAGTCAAAATTACTTTCTCCTGTTACTGGGTCTACATCAGGTACGGATATTACTTTAACTCGTTTGTTTCCCTCATAAGCTTGTATAATACGTCCTATTACGTCTCTAACGCTCCACCTTGTAGCAATATGTATTTCTTTACATGGGTTTCCATCCTCGTCCGGTATCTTTCTTTGTCGTGCATCTACTGCATATTTATCCCACAATTTATCAAGATAGGTTGGGTTTAGTGCTTCTTCAATGCCGCCTATCATATCATCAACTAGCAGAAATTTATTGGCTCTGACTTTACCGGCATTTTTACTGCCGACAGATGTACATTGTACAGATTGAAATGGCTTATATTTTCCTACGTTAAACTGTTCAAGTTTTGCATTTGTACTTGTTACTTCAAGTCCAGGGAACACTTCTCCCCATGTATACTCGTCAGCGTTTGTGACAATATCGTATACTCCATCATAATACATTCGTGTAATGTCTCCGCTGTGTGAATAAAAAAGGTTATATCCGTTTGAGTACCAACCTATAACCGCAGAATGGAAAAACTTTTCGATTGTGGTTTTTCCTGTTCCGGGTGGGAGAGAAATACATAAAATATCATATTTATCATCAATCATGCCTTGTAATGCTTCTATTAAGCCTATTTTGATAAACTGTTTTCTTCTCGGCATATAGAATCTTTCTTTAGGTTCACGTTTCTTTTCTATGTATCTAAAAAAACTGTCAACAACCTTGTTTTGCGCTTCAATCAGTAAAATATCGTAAAACCAATTAATCAGCTCATATTCCGTTTTATTTGCAAACGCATACTTTTCTAAATTCCAAATTGTACCGCCTGTTTTAGTCATGCAGAAGCCCTCTATAAGCTCTTTTGCCCTCTTAGTAAGTTGTAGTCCATACTCAATATCTTTCTCGCCGTTTATGGCTACACTGCAAGCGTCTACATAGGCATCAATTACCTGTTCATCTATTCCATTTCTCTCTATGTAATTTTCATATCCATTGATTGTAGAAATAAGGCTTTGACTAACCATAAGAAAAGCACCTCCACTTTTCAGCAAAGGTGCTTATAGACCTCTGCCTATAACTGTTTTAGGGTAGCGGCTAACTCTATTTGTTAGCCGGTAAAATTTTGTTAGAATAATACGTCACGGACAGCCGGATGTAATTTCTGCAAAAGTGCATTGTAATTATCAATTACATACTTTGCTGGAATCATATATGCTTTAATACCATATATTTCCGCAGTCTGTCTTTCAATATGACAGCCGTTCCAATCATAGCTTTCACATATTCCAATAAACACATCAGCCTGTGCCAGCTTCTTAAGACTTTCACCTAAATACCATACAGCTTCATTGTTGTTTTTAGGTGGATTATCCTCGATATAACTGTCGATAAGTTCTAATTCCTCGCCCTCGTATATTTCAGCAATCTTTTTCATTTTCTGAATACTTGCTTTGATTTCTTCCTCTGTTCTGCCTTTCATCGGCACACTTACAAATAACTTCTTCATAGCTTCTATCTCCTTTTCTATGTTTTATCAGCCTTTAACTTTCTAAGGTTAGCGGCTACAATCAATTTGTAGTCGGTAATATCACTTAATCAATATCTGCAATGCTTTCTACAAAGCAATTGTAGTAGATATATCTCTTGCCGTTAAAATCAAACTTGACATATCCACCATCATTTGTATCAATATCAATCTTTCCTTCATATGTTGCAAGTTCTTTACCATCTGCTGTATATACAGTAATTGTTCTCTGCATACCACCATTGATATTACTCTTAAAATCAGTTACGCTTCTTTCCCATTGTGCGGTACATCCGGTCATTCCTAAGCACAATGTCAATCCTAATACAATTGCTATAATTTTCTTCTTCATAATAATTCCTTTCTACTGATAATCAGCAATTATTTATTTTAATTCATCTGCTGTAACTATATGCAAAATTCCATAATTACCTTTATCAAAACTATCTCTTGCGTTTTCGTGACATCTTGTGCGTAGTACATTTAATGCACTTTTAATATTGCTATTGCAAATAGCCTTAGCAATGTCAGAAAATGGTTGTGGGTTGTCTAGTCTTGAATTAGCTTCCGCTATAGAGCAATGCTTATATTGTATTATTGCGTCCATTGCAAAGTCTCTGTCCAAATTAACACCCAAAAATCTGTCTGTAACTGTATTCCATATGGCATATAAGTTATCTACATCATCTTGTAATGCAACTATTAACATAATCTCACTCCTTTTTCTCATTATTCGCTAATGATTTTGTTTCCTCTAGAATTTTCATTGCTAATGCTCTTGAAAATTCATAATTATTTTTCGGGTATCTGCCTAGAATTGATTTTGCGTACTCATTGACTGCATCAACTGAAATATCAATGTCAATAGTCATATCGTGAAATTCAGATGTTTCTATCGGTTTGCCATCATCATCGCCGATATGTTTAACATTATCAATCTTTCTGAATGTTTTCTTATCAATGCACAACACTTTTTCGCAAACATCAATACATTCTTTTTTCTTTTCGTCATTGGCACACTTGCCATCCGCATTGTATCGACAAGTGGTAAAATTACAATTATTCATTTTTGATACACCCCATTCTGCCACATATGTAATGGCTTCTTGTATCAGCGATTGTTTTACAATCAATAACATTGCCCTTGTTAAGGCAAGTTTCAAGATATTCGCATTTATCACACTCTGTATCTTTTTCTCTATATTTTCTCGGCTTGTATTCCTTGAAATCCTTGCACTTGTGATTTAGGCTTGTATCATTTCCTTTGGTGCAAGTGTAAACGGGATATTCTTCTCCTGTTTCTTCGTCAAAAATATAATCTTCTTCGCTGAATTTACATTTTGAACAATCACTCATTCCTCATAAACCTCTCAAAATCTTTCCTGCACTTAGGGCATAAATCATATGTTCTTTCTAAAAATTTATATCTACGGACACTCTTGATTTCAAGGCACATATCATTATCTTCAAAAGTGGGAACTATATCTCCGCAACATCCAACTTGCTTAAATCTAACTTCTTTCCAGCTCTTAGGTATTATTTCTTTTCCGCACCTATCACAAGTGTGCCATTCTTTTTGATGTTTCATTCTTCTACCGCCTTAATATCCGCCATTAAATTCCGAAAGCCATTCTTTCAGCTCTACATGTGCCTTAGCAAAGCAAAGTTCCATGTCACCATCATTTTCATCGACAATTACTACATCTTCGCCATTACACCTAGCTTTAGGGTAATCATCAGCACAGCCTTTTTTATAAATCAAAATATTCCAATCACATATTTTGCTATAAGTAATTTCAAGATGCATCGGAAAGTCTTTTGCTTTATCGTCAAAAAATTTTAAAAATTCATTCATTCTTCCACCAACTTTCTGCCGCAGATAGGGCAATAAGCTATTTTCATTACCATTTCAACATTCATATCTTTACTGCTACACACTGCAAAGGACGGACATTTATTCAAGTTGCATGTAATTACAGGTTTATTTGACAACTTATCAATCTTAAACTTGCCATAATGTGTTATGACAGGAAATTTTTCCTCGCAAAATTTACACATATTACACCTCAACCTCATATTTCTTAAAATAGTTTCCAATATCTTTAGGTATCTCAACACCTAGTTCTTTTGCCCTTTTAATACATTTGTCTTGCGGATAAATAATATGTATTTTTGTATCTCTGTAGGTTGTACAGTCTATCCCAGAACTATATTTTGCACATTTTTCTCTGTATTCACATATATCGCATTCGGTATTTTTCTCTTTATATTTTTTCGGTTTGTATTGTTCAAAGTCTTTACACTTATAATCAAGTGATGTATTATTCCCTTTTTGGCATCCATAAAACGGATATTCTTCTCCCGTTTCTTCATCAAAAATAAAATCCTCATCACAATATTTGCAAATTGAACAATCTTTCATATTACACCTCAAATCTTCGTAAATATATCCAAATCATAGTTATCTCTGACATAGTCAACAACTTCCTGTAATTTGCCCTTTACAAATTCATCATTGGCAATATCTGGGTGTGCATAAAACATGCAACTGCCTTTCTTTCCGTCTGTTTTATATTTACGATAATTAAATATCATTGTAAAAAGTGGTATTTCTGTCAGATTCTTTGTCTTGTGTCTTATCCAACGATTAGCAATTCTCTTAATCATCATTCTTCCCCCATAAATTATCTGGTAATTCCTCGCCGCCATAAATCTTGTTAGCGTATTTCTTAAATGTCGGTACGCTACAGCCTGCTACTTTTGCTGCCTTTACCTGTGAAACCTGCCCCGATATGTACAGGTTAATTGCTTCATAAAACTTATCTTTGTTTAGTGGGTGTACGCCCATAGCCATAATAATCACTCCTTTACATTTCTATAAATCTATTTGCCAGCTTGCCAAGATATTCAGCATTGGCAAAATGTGTTATTGAGTAGTTGGTGCTTTCTCTATGTTCTCTGATGAAATGGTCGTTAATCATTCTCTGTAAAACTGTAATGCCCTTATCGTCTGTTTCGTATATATCATCAGAATTGAAATGTCCGTGTTCTGTATCTGTGATAGTTGATAGGACAAAACATACATTCTTTAATGTCTTATCTGTAAGTATTGGGTGTACTTTATGGAAATAGATTTCATATAACTGCATATACATCTTAAATCCATCCTTAACGCAATCACATATAGCTAAATTAGCTATGTCGTTGTCACAGATGTTGTTGAACCTATCAACCATATCTTTTTCTTTAAGCAACATTTCATCTCTTGTGACCGCTCTTGCCGTCGGTTTCTCTGAAAACGATGTATGTACCTCTCCATCAATGTTAATTGATGTATTATCCTTATTAGTAATTTCTGAATTATAATCTCTGTTTAAGTAATCTATGTTAGTATTATCTGGTATTGCTTCGTCACTAGCTTGTGTTTGATTTTCCATTGGCTCATTATTGATTACGCACTCGTGCACAATGGTTTTTTCATTTTCTGGAATTTCAATTTTATAATCGCTTAATGGATAACCATTCTTTTTAAGGTCTTTTGCAATATTTACAAGATTTACCCTATATTGTAATGTTCTATCCCACTTATATTTAGGGTTATTTCGCTTTGAGATATAACCCATATTCACCAAATCACTGATATATCTTCTTATCTGGCTTGCAGATAAACCTAGCATAACCTCATCGGCTAATTCTTCGGCGGTTTTATATATCCAACCATAGAAAAGCTCTCTTTCCTCTTCGCCATTGCTCTTTGCAATCTCATTTTCTTTTTGAATAAACTTATCTGCATCCGATACTCTTTCAGACCAATAGATAAACTGATTGAGAATGATTGCTTTTCTATAATCGTTTGTTATTGATAATAAATCTTCTCTGATTACAGCCTTTTTAATTCTAACTTCCGCCATATTAAACACCATCCTTTCTACTGATTTTGTATAAAGAATGAAATTCATAATGACAATTAGGACATATCCTTACAATTTTTGTTCCGCCCATTGATTTTGGTATTGGATAATGGTGTTCGTTTATAACATTGCAACCGCAACCACACCATCCGCATTTAAACTTACAATTATGTTTACTTTTTAAAACAATTTCTTTTGCTTCTTCCGGCTTTATTTTATCTGCTGTTATATAGCCTTTGTCGAGAAGAAAGCTTAAAGACCTTTGTATTGTTTTTATTGAGAAAAATGGTAAATATCTCTTTTGAACATAGGCTAAATCCTGTTTATTAAATAAATCAATGTTGTTTTCTTTTTTAGCCTTTTTGATTTCTGTATAGACTACTGAATTGTGTAATCCTATTTGTTCTGCCAATCCAATATCTACTTGCAGTGTGTTTTTTGAATTAAATAAATCTTTTACCGTCATAAATTACCTCCTACGAAAGATAATAAGAGCGTACCGCCTTATTCGCTCAACTCTACGATTAGTAATAACAACAAACAGGCAGTCGTAGTTCTGCTTTTCGCTTCGTCAAGCTAGTTTGTTGTAATTGGATAGACAGGACTTGAACCTGTGACTACTTGAATAAATCAAGCGTTACTCCCAACTGAACTACTATCCAAAATACCGCCTGTAACGGCTATCAAGGGAAAATGCAATAATATTTTGGGGGATATTGAGAAGAACCTTGATAAGTTGATTTTCACACCTCTGTATGAGGTAAGCCTTTCCGAGTGGTCTTGCACCACCCTTAACTGAATCTCCAAGAAAGTACATGAAAGGAGGACTACCCTGTAAAATGCAAAACATGGTAGTCTACGATAAAAGTAAGACAAACTACCCCAGTGGGATTCGAACCCACGCTAACGGAATCAAAGTCCGGTGCCTTACCGCTTGGCTATGAGGCATTGATATGGCTATTCTGACAATTCTATGTATTTGTCAATGTACCACTTAGCTTTTTTAATATCTTCTAAGCCATTCTTGTTGCCAGTGCGGTAGTTATACTTAAAAGCATTAAGCAAGCAAAATGTCTTTACAGCTTCAACACCAAATATCTCAAGCATAACATCTATGCACTCATATTTACCGGTTGCATAATGGCTTGGATGATTAACATTGTCATTTACCGGCTTTTCATTGACGCTAGGTGCAACATCTTTGAGAGGTGTAAAATTGTTATTTTCCCCACCACTTACAACGCAATCATTACATGGTCGCTGATTGAATAGTTTCAGCCTATTTTCACAATTAAGGCACATATTTATTATATTTCTTGATTTCATTAGACATCACCTGCCTGTCTGTGATTAGCTTTGTAAGTATCAAATCCCTCTGGGTATCTTGCTTTCAGCTTATCAATGTTAATCTGCATGATTTCATCAAGGTTCCAACCGAAGGATTCACAAAGCATTGCAAGATACCAACAAATATCGCCAGCTTCTTTCTTTGCGTGGTCAATATCAAGCTGTTTCTCGTGGAAAATCCATTTTTTAATTATGTCGTTAAACTCTCCAACTTCACCGGATAATCCAAGACAAGCATTGAAGATGCCACCAAAATCAAGATGTTGTTCGTCTTCTGCAATCAAATTTTGCTGTAAAAGATATTTCATATCGCACGTTAACATATTTTCAAGTATTCTGTCTGTTGCTTTGCAATCATTTGTCCGCATAGCTAATGCCTGATACTCATTTCCGGTCATATATCATTCTCCTGTCCGAAACACTCTTTTTTGTTTTTAAAAATTTTTTGGAATTTACTCGGCTGAATTAGCCGTTTTCTGATGTGTTTATTGAATATCTTGTGAATAATTAAGATGTGTCTATTATACACCTATCTATCAGATTTGTACAGTAGATTTATTGATTATATTATATGGGTTATTATCAAAGCTATATATTAATAAATATAATGGTTATTGTATATAGTTTAATAAATTATTATTGGTTGGTTATGTATATATAAATATATATAATAAGCCTTTTTATCTTTGAGGTTGGAAAAGCGACTTAGTTGGGCGTGCAATGCGTGTATATATAACCCCCACGCCCTGCGTTTGTGAATAATGCACAATGAAATTAGCCAGAGCGGAGCCATTGCACAATGAATAATTATCACGCAATCGCTGTCAATCCGCTTGTTTACTGGCTTTATCGTACTTTTATCGTTCAAATGTTCTGTTTTATCACTTCGCTAAAGTCTAATTTAGCGAAGTGCAATTATCGGAAGTCAAAACGCTAGAACCCGCTTGTTTACTGACTTTGTGGGATTTCTTGTACATCTTGCACAATGATTTCTTGTTGTGCAATTTGACGAGCATTAGAGCCTTGAGCGTCTCCGGATGTGCCAAGCTGCGGAAGGTCTGCGGCTGTTTTAATTGTCTTTGTGGTGCTTTCTCTGCTGACACCGGGAAGATTCCAAGCAAAATGTCTGTTGAGTATTGCGAGGATGCCGACAGGGTTTTTGTTGCCGGTTGCAAGCTTGTTTGATAAACTTTCTTCACGAAAAATCCGCAGTTTTTGCACGATATCGAAGCCTTTTGTACTTAGCTTTCTCTCATCTGCTCCCCAGTCCATTAATGTATCGTAATTAATACCTGTTAATAAACTATATCCCATTATGCTACATTCTTTATCATATACAGAACATAAATAATAATATATATATAATATATACTCTAATTTATCTAAATCATACATATAAAAATTACTGTTCATAATACAATTAGTATTATTTTTATTAATATTCTTATTTAACTTTAATATACTTTTATCACTGAAAACGTATTTATTTATATACATTAGGGCAGCATTCCACCTGCTTTGTGGCTCTTTGGTCATGTCTTCGATGTTGTGCTCTTCGCAAAACTGCGACAAATAAAGCTCTATGTCATTCTGAAATACTTCGGGTGTATCTGGTGTTCCTTGTAATTTCTCCACATGTTCCCCTTTCTGCTAGATCTGCTCCAGCTAATTATATTTTATATGCGCTAATAACATAAAAATAACCCGATAACAATATTAATATTATCGGGTGTAAATCTTATATTTAATTATTAGCAATATAATAACACAATAAATATAATTAATCAATAGGCATTAAAAAAGCGATGTATAACAATATACACCGCTTTATAATTATAACATGTTTTTAATAACTCTTATTTCAAGCTCTTCTGGGGCAATGTCACCAGCTTCTATCTGTTCAAGCTGTTCTTCTGTTGCTTCGATTTCAAACGCTTTAAAGCTGTCCGCCGTTCCTGACTTAAATCTTTTCTGCTCTCTTTCTGTGAGCCTGTTCCATTCTTTATCAAGATATTTTTCGGCTTCTTCTGCTGTGTTATGTCTTAATACTTCACCAATCATTCCCTCGTTGTATATGCTCGTGTAATATGCTTTCATATCGTCCACCTTTTACCCTTTCTTAATTGTTTTCTTTTTCGCATTCAAACCCGAATAAAATATCGCTTGCCAGCTCTTCGCTGACTTCCTCTTCTGTGATTGGCTTTCTGTTTTCTGCTCCAATCACTTCATCAAGACTTGCGTCTATGTCTGCAAGTGCCTTTTCTCTGCTAAATCCAAGCTCAACAACTTTGTTTAATAATTCGATTGTTTTCATCCTTTCCACCTTTCAGCCTTTCGGCTGTCCTTTCTTAATTTCTGTCATTATAATAGCATTTCTTTATCACTTTTGCAAGTGATATTTTAAAATATTTTACAATTTCTTTTTCAATTCTCTTTCTTCCTCTGTCTCTTCATATATGAATATGTCTTTCGGCTGCATGTCCAGAATCAAACAAAGATTGTTTATACTTTTAGCGTTTATATTTGTATCTTCGTTTTTTATCTTCTTTAGCGTGTCTTGACTCAATAATCCGCTTGTTTTAGCTTTGTATGTGTTAAATCCGGCACGCTCTAAAGCGTCGCCGACATTAAAGCGATATTTAAGCATTGCGATAGCTCCTTTCTATATTGTTTTATTTATTTCTTATAATAATATAGTAGGTTCTAAAAGTCAATAAAAATATTTCTTAAAAAAGTTATAAAAATACTTGCGTATTTCTTTTTAAAGTGATATTATAATCATACAAATAAAGAAAGTGAGGACACAAACATGGATAAACAATACAGACTTGTAACAGAAAGCGGAAAAGTTTTATTAGGTGGCGAGACATACAGCCGCCGAGGAGCTGAAAGCTGGTTTGATGATTTAGGCGGAGTTTACGAAGATGACGAGACTGGAGCAGAAGAAAGAATATACATTGAGGAGGTATAGAAATATGACACTTGCAGAAAGAAAGATATATACAGAGGATTTGATAAGTTTTGAGGAAATCGCAAAGAAGCATATAGCCGGGGAATATTTAGCAATCGGCAACAATGGGAAAAGCTATCATGCTTCATACGTTCCGAAATATGAGCCATCTGGCGTGATGTTCTTTTGCATTCCGCAAAGAGTTGAAATTTTGGGATATTTAGAAATTGTTTAAGTCGAAACCGCCACTTTTGGCGGTCTGCAGGAACTGCCCCACCTGCACTGATGAGACAGGGCGCACAATGAAAGGATGGTTGATATTATGAAAACAATTAAACTGCAAGGAATACACACACCACAAAAAGCAATTCCGGCGGCAGAATTAAAGCCGGGAATGGTTACAGTTTGGAATTTTGGTTACACTTCCACAGTTAAAAGCGTAGAGCCTACCAAGAGCGGAAAAAGCGTTAAATGCGTTATTATTTCCGACGAAAGCGGAAACGAACACACTAGAACAATGCGAGCTGATAGGCTTGTAGGAGTTAAAGAGGAAGAGCCAAAAAATCCAATTGATAAGGCACTTACAAGCAGGCAAAAAACATATAGTGGAATATATAGCGATGTCGGCACAGCATTAGGCACTTTTAGTACTTCGGAGCTTGCAGAGTATTATATACAACGTTTTGGTGGCAGCGCATTGCGTTATTTCCTCGAGCAAGGAATAATTTCCGCAGAAATTAGCAAAGAAAAAGAAGCAATATAATAGTAAGGTCGGCTTTCCCGGGGTTCGATTCCCCGGCTTGCTTTTGTCCTATAAGGGATAATATTAAAAATATGGAGGTGCGTTTATATGCGTAAGGAATTTATCAAAAATGTTTTAGATGTTGAGGTTGACGGCTTCACCTGTTCTGTTCATTATATCGTGCGTGCTATGTATGATATTATAGGAGCTGACGGATTCGCAACAATCAAGCAAGAAGTTATTAAAGATGTAACAATGACAGATAAAGAGATTGAAGCAAGAGGCGGAGCTTCTAAAGTCTTGGCAGATTTTAAAAACACTTATGCTCCGTTATGCTGTAATTAGATAGAATTTTTGTAATTTTAAGGGCGTACAATCTGCGCCCTTTTTGGCTTGCTGTGGTTTGGTTGGTTCGATTCCAGCCGCAAGCATTAAGTATATATTTTTATATGCTTTTCTTTGTGTACCTTGAAAAATTAATACAACAATGCTATGCTTATATAAGGCTTTTTGTGCCTTTTTAAGTGTACAAGTGTACCCAGTCGGGTGGCGTGTGTTCTGGTGGATTCTCCAGAACTGGCGACAGCTTCCACGACTTGCAAGGGCATATTATACCCATTTTATGCAATGCATTTAAAAGTATTTTAAGGCTGTTTTGTTCTGTAGGCTTATAAGTCTACATCAACACAATAAAACCGCCGTACTGGTCGAATCACAAAGCTACAAGGTCAAAATAAGCACGAACCGCAGTCAGTCAAGTTTGTATAATGCACTTTAATCTGTTAAAGTTTTTCATCAATTTTTCAAGGCAAATCTGAACAAAATCGGGAGCAAAAATTGAAATTCTGTGTAACCGATTTTTGGATTCCAAAATCACATATGACGGGGGTTTCAAAAATTTCACATTATATTTTGCAGGAAAATTTTTTCAATTTTTTAAGTAGGATTTAAACGAAATCTGAACCAAATTTTGAAAATTGTCAAAATTGAAATTACGAATATAAAAGAAAGACCCCACGGGGGTAGCAAAAAAGTTGCATTATATTCCGTGGGGTTTAAATTAATCTATAAAAATAATCGGTTTATCATCATCAAAAAGATTACTAACAACTTCCTGCCCTTTATCCACTAAGTAACAAGGAACTTTCTGGAATCGCCTAAAACCTTTGATAATTTCGTATTTGTTATTAATTCTATATATAGTTCCTACGAAATTGCCTTTATTAACAGGAATATAAGATTGCATAGCAAGTGGGGCTGATATAGGCTCGCCGAGTTCCTTAAGCTCTATAATGTCTACCGCTTCAATCTTACATAAATCACCATACTCACCTAATGATGGATATACTGGTGGATTTAGTAAAGCATGGTATATATCATCTATATCATTGTCAGTAGCTTTAATGTATATAGTTGTATATAAATCAACCAACATCAAATGATATTTAACTGCATTGACCCAACCTGTATGACTTCCGTTTGTGTTATCTGTTATGACATCCCAACGATTAAGCATTTCATCGCTAATTTTCTTGAAATTATAGCCACCGTGCCATTCTTTTTGCACCTTAGTATTATAAATTCCTTTGCCAGTAACAAAATAATCTAATTTATGATACCTTTTCCATTGACACATTGAATGAATAAACCCATTAACTGTGCTAAATGGTGGCAAAGGGTAACAATCTACGCCGTTCGGTGCTAATGGATTATTGAATCTAGCCATTTCTTGATATATTTTTAATCTTACAACTCTCATAATAAAGCCTCTAAAATAAAATAAGTTGCACCTATACAAAAATGTATCAATGCAACTTTCCACTATGGTTCTATTAAGGTAAAATGATATATTAATTATCAATTGTTTACATCTATTAAATAATAGCATTTTTAAATATTATTGTCAATACAACATTTTTCTGTATAAATCAATGCCTTACTCGAATACCGACATTGACCAAGCTCATATATCAACAATTCCTTAGTCATAGTCGGATTAGTCCTTTGGATTATTTCTAATAACTCATCAATACTCATCATCCCACTCTCCTAACTGCCCCTAAAACCATATCAACAATGTCAAATACTTCATCTCCGTATGTTGCTACAAAATCGCACAATATTTCTTCCTGTTCGATAGGCAAATACACATCATAGGACATACAGATTGCGTGGCATACTTCGTGTATAAGCACTTTGCGTTGCATAAATCCATGCAAGGCGTTTGACAGATAAATTGTGTGTGCATTTCTATCAGTTACACCTAGCACAGAAACATTGTCTGACCGCTTTAATTCGCCTGAATTTGAATTTTTATATTGTACTTGCCAGATTGTGCCATTGATGCTAAAAATCATCTGTATGCTCCTTTCTGAATAAAACAAAAACCACTAACCGATATTGGCTAGTGGCGTTTGCTTAATGTATTTAATTGTTATGCACTCTTTACACAATAACATATCATCATTTCCTTAATTACCAACTCATAAGCTGGTTTAAGGTCTTTATCGTTGGCAATTACATATAGCTTGTTGATTTTCTTAAGTTCAGACTTTTTAATGTCTGGTCTTTCTTCCAAAGCTCTGCCGACAGCTCTCTGAACTCTATCATCAAGCCTGCAATTTCTTTTCTGCATTAGTCTTTCGTAACTTTCTTTTCTTGCATACGAATATCTCTTATCTCTGGTATCACCTTTGTTAAAGTAAGGACTTTCAGCAATCTTTGTAATGCAAGAATTGACCCATTTCTGGAAGTTCTCAACATCATCTACTCTTTGGAATGTTTCAGCAATAGCATTCTGTGTCTGTTTTACTTCTCTGACTTCTTTTGCAAGTTGCTTCTGTTCAAGCTCATTTCTTGATATTTGCTGTACAAGCAAGTTCATCAGCTTTGTTTGAGGGTCAAGCTGTTCAAGGTCAATCACTTTCTGCTTAACTCTTTCCTCAACTGTTGCAAAATATTCTCTTGCCCGTTCCGCTTTTTCTCCGTTACCCTTGACAGACAACTTCTTAGCAAAATGTGCTGTTAGTTTGTAATCATCAGCAAAATTGCCTCTCCCTTGTTCATTCTTCATTGATGAAGAGTAAAAATAATCTTCATTTTCTGCGGCAAATTCATTGTCAATAATGTTTGACTTAACCCACCTTGAGTAATTCTGTGGCGCAAGTTCTAAAAACTGATACAATTTTCTTGCTGTTGTCATTCCCTTATCATCAATTCCTAATTCAACCTCAATGGGTGTCTTGTAGTTCATATCCTGTGTATTACTTATAGTTTCTAATAACATTGTTTATTCCTCCAACTGTTGATGATTATTATTATGCCCAGAATGCTGTTAAATCATCATAGAGGAATAACTCTATAAGCTAGTGCATTTCTTATACTTTGCTAACTCCTCTTCAAGCTCACGGATTTTATTCACCGCTTCATCATATGATTTAACCATTTTGTCATATTGCCATTCTGGAATCATAATTGATTTGAAACTCATTGGTGCTGTCATAATATTTCCTCCTGTGAATAAAGCTGTAATACAGAGATTGTTTCATCTTTTGTATAATCGCTATCTATTTTTTATCGTGCTTTTGGTTATTTTATTTGTATTTTATTTTTTGTTACAATCTCTATATTGTCTGCTTGCAATCCCATTAGAAACATAGTAATATATTTATGTTCCCTGTGGAATTGGCAAGAGTAGTTGTTTATCGTGCTTGGTTACAACTACTCTTTTTCTTTAGCTAAAAGCAGATGTATTCCTCTTCTGATAGCTTCACCTTTTGTGATATCGTGCTGTTCACAATAGATTTTCAGCTTTCTTTCTGTTTCTTCATCAAGTCTGATACTAAATCTACTTGACTTCGGATTATCAGCTTTAGGTCTGCCTGCTGGTGACATAAACATCACTTCCTTTCTTGTCACACCTTTATTATATTTATGTCACACCTTATTGTCAAGCATTATTTTAAAATATTTTTTCACTAGCCAATATTCAGTTATCAATGTGCAAAAACAGGCTATGAATATTGCTACCCATAGCCTTTAGAATCATATCTTAGATACAAGAGTACTTAACTTTGTTCTAAGTAAGTTCTTCTCCTCTGCCGACATATCAGTCACCATACCTGTGATATCGCTTGCGAGTTCCTTAGTGTAGCTGTCAAGTGACTTCATCTTGTGTTCCTTATCTTCTGGTGTATTATTCTTATGCATTTCCTTAGTCTCTGTGTAGTTTCTCTTTGCCCTGTCATAGCCGCTTTCGTTCATTGGCTCTGTATAGTACATCTTGCCATAATCCCTATCCATATCCCTCATACGCTCTACTTCTGGGTACATGTGCATATAAGGTGGCTCTTCATATCCTCTGCGGTATGTTCCTTTGCCTTTTGGGGCAAATCTGCCATTAGCATAGCGGTAGTGGTCGTAAAATCTTCTGCCATTTTCTTCGCCATATTCTGTCTTAAGACTTCTTAGGAGCTCTTTGTCGTACTCTTCTTCCTCTTCATCAGCCTTTTTCATAGACTTAACGATAACTGCACGATATTCAGCTTCGCATAAATCCTTAATCATATCCACAGCTTCTGACATTTCCTCAACATTTACATTTTCAATGCCCTTATCAAGTTCAGATAGTGTCTTTTCGGTAAGGCACTCAACCATTTTGTGTATTCTTTCAATATGCATAGTTGTTTACCTCACTTTCTTAACCTATTCTGTTGATTGTGATATTTGCATTAGCCACACTAATAGCCTGTGTAGATGTATTCTTAACAGAGATTGCCTGGCAGCAACCACAAGAAAGCCATACATCTGTAGCCATAGAAACATTGTTAAATGCTTCAACTGCTGTCGGTGTAGAAATTGCCAGCGTAGATAAGTCTGGCTCGCCCTCGACGGCAATAGCTAATGAAATTGCTTCTGCAGTTCCGCCTGTAGGAACCGCAATATTTCCATTAAATTCTACTCTGTACTTTGCCTTGCAAGTGTTAGTAGCACCTTTAAGGTTGATTAATCCGCTTCCTGTTCTGTGCGAAATATATCCTTTGTTGCATACAGATGTTGGTGCATCTGTAAATAATACATTTCCGTTTACCGCAACTGTCTGTGTTGCAACATTTGAAAATTCAGCCATAATAAAAACCTCCTTATTTCATTTCTCCTATTGTTTTAGGTTTCTCTTCTTTTGAAGTTTTTACTCCCATTGAAACCATAGACTCTTTAAGCAATTCTGTATAATCTTTCTTCGCCATCTTATCTACTGTATCAGAAATTTCTGATACAGTTTTTAATTCATAGATATTAAGCTTATTAAAATCTATGCTTTTAATTGCTTCTATAAACTTATTTTTTAATTCTTCCATTTTAGAAACCTCCAGATAATTAAAATAAGGGCAAACATTATAGTCTGCCCTTTGATTATAAGTAATACTGCATAGCAGACATAATCGAGTTAAACTCAATTAAGATACTCAATTATTAAGTTTTAGCATCCGCAACCTGTATTGCAACCGCAACCATATGCATAAGCATTTGGGTTAGGTACGACATATGCCGGAATAGCTGTAGGATTTACAGAGTTGACAATCTGCTGTGTCTGTGCTGTCATTGCAGTAGTCAGAAGTGCATTCTGTCTATCCTGTGAAGCAGAAAGCTCAAGTTTCTGTACCTTATCTCTCAAATCTGCATTTTCCTTTGTACATAAGTAATCAAGAATAGCTCTTGTTCCTGCCTGCTGGCTGTCGATAATATCTCTTGTGTTGTTGCACATTGTGTTCTGTAAAGCACAAGTGTTAGTTGCCATGTTGTAGTTTACACCTTGGATGGCTTCTCTTGTCTCACAGCAGCAGTTAGCAATCTGTGACTGCAAAGCGTTAGTATTCTGCATATTAGCGACTGTATCAGCGTTAATAGCCTGCTGTATGCCATAGCCAGTCTGCATGATATTTGTGTTGATACCATTAAAACCAGTAAGCATGCTATTGTTCATAGCGTAGAATCCATCACAAAGTCCATTAGAAATACCATCTAACTTGCTGATAACTGCTGAATTATCAAATCCTCTCTGAATATCAGCTTGTGTAGCCGCTGTCGCAACATAGCCACCGCCATTATTACCGCCAAATCCGCCAAATCCACCATTGCCCCATCCAAAGAGTAATGCGAATACAACGATTATCCAAAGCCATCCGCCGTCAGCCCATCCGCCGTTATTGCCGTTGCCGTCAATATTAGCGACTAATGGTACGCTGGCACAATTTGAATTCGAAAACATATTGTTACCTCCTAAAAATATATTCATAAAGATGTCACCTAGGTAGTTTGCAAAGACATCTAATATGCTGCTAATTACCAAATCTGCTTTTTATCTGATTAAATACATCATCTGCATTTAACCCCTTTTCCTTGCATAAATTTCTAGCCATCTGCTCTATGCCTTGCATATTGCCCTGCTGTGCCATCTGCATAGTGTTTTTCATCATAGGATTGCTCATAATCTGATTATTTCCCATCATCTGATGTATAAACTGTTGCGGACCAGCTTTTATCATCTGAAAAATGTTAATTGGGTTCATTCTTCATCACCGCCTTTACTTTGAGTTTTTGAAGTTTTTCTCTGTGTTCCTAAAGATTTATCAAATCTATCTTCCAACTGCCCTATTTTCTCTGATAATTCCTCAAACTTATTCAGAAACAGCTGTGTGCTTTCGTCTGATAGGGTAAATTTAGCGTTTTCTGCGTTAGACATAGAATTTACTGTCTGATTATCTTTAGGGTCTGTATAAGGCTTATACACAATCGTTCTAATTGTTCCGTCGGCATTCCAACCCTTGACATAAATCTCCGACATATCCTGTTTCGGGAAAAATGCCATTGAGCCATCCATAGGCACTTCATTAGCGTTAATATTTTCAACTGTTTGTACTATTCTTCCGTTAATGCCTGACACCTGCTGTGGAATAGGCTGTTGATTTATCTGCATAGGCTGTTGTTGTAAGCTCTGTTGATAATTTTGCAAAAAGTTCATTCTATCCGCATATGGATTCTGCATAGGCATATAATTATTATTCATCATAGGTGTTGTCTGATAAGGATTGTTTATCATCTTCTACCTCCTCCAAGACTTCTTCGATTGCGTGGATAACAAGAGATAATGTTACTAAGTCAAGTTTCTGTAATTCTTCTTTGCTTAAGATTTTTTCTCTAATTTCATCCGAAAACATTCGCACTACCTCTCTTTCTAACTTAATTTTGGCATAAAAAAAGAGAAGAACATTATCAAGTTCTTCTCATATTTACATCACGCAAAAGCTCTTTTATTTAATTGTCTTTATCCGTACACCATTAAATTTTCCGTACACCATTTTTACACCATTTTGCCATTGAAATACATAGAAATATATAGATTTATGTGGTGTATAGATGGAGTAAGCACTTTTATTTTATCCTCCGCAAAATCCCTTAAATACAGTAATTATCATAACTTTCATTAAGGTCATAAGGAGTTATCTGGTATACATAATAA